ACTCTGACCACTTACCCGTGGTAATGAATATCAATATCGACCTATAAGGAGGCTATCCCAATGGAAAATGAAGTTAATACCAGTGAGTTCGTTGTTCCTGACCGAGTAGACAGAACCAGAGTTCGAGGTGGTGAAGGAAATCCCATGCAGCCACCTCCCAGTCTCAATATTAAGTCTCTCCGTCGCCAGCGCACCCCTGAAGAGTAGCAGGCCGTCCATGAGCACATGGAAGCGATCCGTAAGGAGAACAAGGAAAAGCTGGAGGAAGCGATTGAAGGAATCCGCAAGGATAACAACAAAGTTCTAGATCGACTGAGACCCGAAATTCTCATTAAATACCATACTCCCGCCGCCAAGCCTGTCGAGCAGGCGCACATGGGCGAATGGTTCGATGTGCGCGCCGCCGAAGACTACGACCTCAAGGCCGGCAATAAGTATGTCATCAACCTCGGTATTTCTGTAAGAGTGCCGCATGATTATGAAGCAATCTTGGCGCCCCGCAGTTCTACTTTTAAGAAGTATGGTATTCTTCAGACAAACTCCATCGGCGTTATTGATGAGACATACTCTGGCGACGATGACATCTGGAGGATGCCTGTGTTTGCTACAAGAAATGCTCATATCGACGCCGGCGATAGAATTGCACAATTTCGTATTCAGCGCAACCAGGGCAATCCGCGCCTCAAGGAAGTTCGTTACCTTGGAAAGAAAAACCGCGGTGGTCTTGGTTCTACCGGAACAAAATAAGGGCGAGAAATCGCCCTTATTTCATAGGAGGATTTTATGATTGTAACCTGCGATGAATTGGCAAAAAGAAATCTGGATGAACTTCGTAAAACCATAAACCATTGGCAACAAGATGGGATGTACCGCGGCCCCGGTCTTGGTATCGCAGCACTGACAGAAGATATGACCGCCCCTTATATCAAATACCTGACAAAAGATGCAAATGATCTCAGTATTATGGTCTTTAGCTCTTTTGCGCCGACCATTGATACTCTTATGGAAGAGATCAAGAGTTTCAATAACAACAAAAATGTGCACGGCATTATCGTTCATCATGACTATAAGGGGTTAATCGGTGAATCTGGCGCCGACAATGTCGTTGATTGGCAGAAGGACATTGACGGCAATACCTTCATCCAGCGCGGCCTCATGGCGACTACTTACCCCGGTAATATGTATAAGTATTGCCGCCTTCCTGCAACAGCCAATGCCGCTCTCAAATTGGCTTGGTTCTATAACGAAGGTAAGAGAGTTTCTATCTTCGGCCGCGGCCCTGTTGGTAAGGCGTGCGCCAATATCTTCAACTCTTCTGGCTACACTGTGATGCACTTCAACTCTGGGGTGCAAGATCTACGGTTTGCCTGCGATTTCTCTGATGTTCTCATTTTTGCACAATCTCCCGGCAAGAAATATAAGTTCGACGCCAACTGTTTGAGGATGGCAAAGAACTTGCTGATTATCGACATTGGCGGCAATCTTGATGATGACAGCGGCCTTATTGACATGGCGGCCAATGTCAAATACATTCCCAAGATTGGTAAGATGACCAGAGCCATGCTACTTGACAATCTTATTACCAACTGGTGTATGTATGAGACAAAACTTCCTAACATTGGGGTGAAAATAGATGACTAATCTCGATATCATTAAACAAAAAATGCACAAAGTCAATGATGAATGGATAAGAGTGCGCAATGAGATGTATGAACTCCGTAGACAGGAGATTGAGGAGCAAAAGGAAATTCTCAATAAATACATCGGCCGCTGCTTCAAAAGAGAGGACAGTGACATATGGTGCATCATTATTGATGTTCCACAGGAATATTATACGAAGACAGGCGTAGAGTTCAATGAGTATCAACTACCCGCCATGTTCCTGTACTTTAAGTCTTTAGATCACGATACAAGGGGCCGCGCTGTTCTTGATTATGATACCTTCTTTACTGGTGATTTGCCTGAAACTGAACATCCGCAGAAGGTGTTCTGGAAAGAGGTATCTCCTGAACTTTTCTGGAAAGTATACGACAGGTTCTGTGATACCGTTCGTGAGCAGGTTCAGGTCCGGGTCGCAACGGCCGCTGCATCCGAATTTGTAAAACTGGCACAATCGGGTTTATCTGAACAAAAATCTGACACTGATAATTCAAAGTAAACAATTTTGCCTCAGTAGGAATTTTGCTTGACTTAAAAAAATTTTTATGGTATAATATACATAGAAAGTGGGGGAAGACCCCACTGAAATCAAGTTAAGTAAATCCGACTATCTGAGGCGCTGTGGCCACCAACCCAGCTTCTCATTAAGGGAGCTGAAGTTGTCATTGGCTTCAGTTGCGCGGTAAAGCTATGAAGAATAGTGCATATCTATCACTGGAATGGCCCAGATGATATGCGGCAGTAACAGGTGATGCTGACTGTCTCTACCGTGGCAACTACAGGCTCAGGATAGATGGTTACGGGACTTTTTCTATATATACGAAAGGAGGAGACATATGGATATTTTTACTAAGTTCAAAGCTGATGTGTGCTCTATTTCTTTAAATTCTAAATATTCTATTACAGAAGCTTTGGAACAAGTTAAAGTATTGATAAAGGAATATTCTAAAAATTACCCTTTTATCAACCCATCTGAATTTAAGAGGCAAGCTATAATTGCTGTCGCCGAATTATCAAATGAACAAGGAGGTGCGCAAATTGACATTGACAGTATTAAAATCGTTCGTGAATAAGCGGGGGATTGAAAAAAAGCATTTTATGCTCAATGGGCAGAAAAAAATCGCCCAATGGGATCATTCTTTTGCCGTCATTTTTGCATATCTCAATCTGAAAGTTCAGCTTGAGCAAAATGAACTGAATAAAAAAGCAGGGATTGACCCAGAGCCTATTGATTATCATGTCACTTTAACGAAGGGTCTTTCTACTGTTCCTACCATTGCCGCCATCAATAAGTATCCTTATATGAAAGAGATTTTTAACTCTATGCAAAAGGATCAGTGGCGTGCCATTCGTCGTGGTAAACTCTTCAAGGAGGCTTTTACCTTTATAACTGAAGACCATTTTAAGCCTATCCCCGGTAAAAAACAGCTTTGCGATGAGGAATATATTAAAGAATACTCTGAGCAATATTTTTGGGTATGCTATGAGTCTTTTGCCGGACCCGATGGTCGCGTAATGTTTACCGATAATATTCGTGTCGCTGTAAGCGCTATGGTTCGTGCCGAACTTGCTAACTATGGCTGGGAGTTCGATTATAAAGAGGTTATTGATGTTCAAATCAACGAAGATCTCATTCAGGCTCTTATTCAACTGTTTCCTGATGCCGCAGAGTTGGCTGGTGAGATTGCTCAGTTCCACTGGTTCAGCAAGGGCGAGAAAGACCCCTATACCAATTCTAAGGCGCAGCACATTGCAAATTCCAATACTGTTCGTGTCTTTGAGGAAGCCATCGACTTCCATTACTCTGACGCCTTCAGAGAGATTGACACATCTAATGCTTTTGATAATACCATTCCTACCGACAAGGAGGTGGAGCAGGCTATAAGGCAATACATTCTGGAGAAAACAATACAATATGTTATCTCTTCAGAGGCGCTTCGTGGTAACATCTTGTCTGCGGACGACGAAGATGTCATCGAGTGCGCCAACCTTATCGTCGACTGGTATTATCAAATCAAAAAGCATTGCTAATTAAATAAAGAGAAATGAATAATAACTATCATAGCGGGGCATTTAATTTATTTGGCCCGCCGCTTTGTCATACCCTTCAGATTTTCTTCGTCGAAAATTTTACTGTACCTTTTTTGTTACTTATGTAGTAAAATTTTGGGATGAAGTAAATCTTTTATTTTTGATGTTATAAAATGGTATATTAGTAAGTCTGAGTATGAGAGAGGAGGGAAAAAGATGGCATCAACAAGAACTACTCAGAAAAGCGGAGATTATGGAGTAATCCAGCGCGGATGTTCGCTGATTATTCCTGTTGAAATAAAGGATAATTATGAAAATCCTATCGACTTGACTGGCTATCAAGCCTGCTTTACAGTAAAACCTGTAAAAACTGATTTTGACCGCCACGATGATTTCTGCTACATTAAAAAGGATATTGCCCTCTTAAATCCCACGACTGGTAAGTTCAATATCGAACTGACAAGCCGCGATACAGATTTTGAGCCGGGCAACTTCTGGTTTGATATTGAGATAATTCATCAAACCAATGGTGCAGTTATGCGCTTGTGCACCTTGTCCTTTACGCTGGACGGCGGCCCGTCTAATCGTTATGTAAACCCTGGTCTGGGGCAATTACAGGTCGGCGATAGCGTTTCCATTGTGGCGCTTGCTGAAGGGGCGCCTATCGTAATTATTACTCCGACGCTAACTTTGGACTCTCAAGTGTTCTCGCAAGTAGCCTCCCTGATGGGTATTGTGGACCAGCAGAAATCCACAATCGAAGAATTGGAGACTACCCTCAAAGACATGGATGACAAGGTAAAAGCCTTGACTGACAAGATTGAGGAGCTGCAAGATACCGTCGGAATCGTACCATGAAAGGGGTGTTAAAATGCCACGAAAAATCACTGTAACTCCCTTTGATGACATTGGTCGTGGTGAGTCCTTGACAATCCCTGTGTTGATTCATAGGGCGGACGGCACTCCATTTGATTTGTCCGGCTATCAAGTATTCTTTACTTTGAAGGCCGAACAATTCGACCATGACTATGATGATGAGCGCGCTTTGATTGCAAAAGAAATCCCAGTAGCGGACCTTAATGCCGTTAAAGGGCGCATCAATATTACATTGTCTTCAAAGGAAACTTGGCTTCATCCCGGTCCTTACATCTGGGATGTGGAGCTTGTAAAGGATCACGGCGTCTCTCGTATCTGTATGTGCCGCTCACAAGTGGTCGGCGGCCCAACTAATAGAACAGTTGACCATAAGGAAGGCTATTCTATCAATATGACAGAGGCTGTCGATATTACTTTGGATTACCCAAATATTATCGTAGTCGAGACTCCTTTGGTTTCTGATCCTCCCGAGAATTTGGTTGAAACAATCGAACCAGATCCTCCCTATATCTATCAGCCAATCGACGATGAGCCACACAGACATTTCCAAATGCAAGTATACGGCCCTCGTTGCTCTTTTATGATGAACATTCATGTGCCGCACGACGCTCTTGAGCATCGTTATCGCTTTGATAACTACTTCAAGGACCGCACTCTTCCTAAGGGTCATCCATTGAAAGACGCCGTTCTGTGTCTGCGTAACAGAGATGTTCATATTGAAATGGCTGATGGGCGTAAGATGTGGATGGATGTGTCTGATATGTATTTGCAGCACAATCCAGAACTCACATATAATGGCGCCTATGTAGATCACTGGACCACTGACGACACATTTGTCGTAGGTGATAGAGTTATTGTTGGACAGCTGCACATTCAGCTCGAAGACAAGAACGATCAAGTAGATATTTCCGGCTCCTATATGTTATGGGACGATCACGGGAATTTCTCCAATTTCATGCTCCGAGTTGACTGGTTCAACTGGGTGGATGTATTCACTGAGTAAAAGGCAATTAAATAAGGAGGTGCTCAGCAGATGGGCTATTAGCTTGTAAAGCATCTTGAGTCACAGCAGTACAACAGAAAACTGTTCTACCTGGATCAAGGCGCCGAAGATCTTCCTCCAATTACCAACTTCACAGACATTCAGCCTGGGTCAGAAGCACGCTCTCTCACTACTGGTGAGAAGTGGATTCTGAATACTCACTTTAAGTGGGTGTATATCAAGGAGTCTAGCTGTGGTTGTTGCGGAGGCTCCAGTGGTGCTGGAGGCGGCAACGCAGGTGGAGATGGCTCCGGTAATACTCCAGGCGGCGGCACTGAAGTTGTAGATCCTGATCCAGTACCCGGTGAGGAGCCTACAATTGAAGGAATTACCCTTAGCCCTCTCAACATTACTGTTGGTCAGGGCGCAACTGTTGCATTTACTGCTGTTGTTCAAGGAAATGCACAACTCTCTCGCGGCGTAAAGTGGACTATTAAAGGCCAGCGCGTCAGCGACACAACTATCACTCAGGATGGTATCCTGAAGATTGGCGAGAAGGAAACTTCTAAGACAATCACCGTTCGCGTTACTTCTGAAGCCGATGAATCTGTATACGCACAGGCAGTTGTTTCTGTCGATGTGAATATGGAAGATCCTCTGGCGCCAGTCGTAACTGGTATTGTCCTTGTTCCTACTGATGTAGAAGTTGTCCTTGGCCGCTCTGTAATGTTCAATACAATGGTGAACGGCGTAAATCTGAGTGATTTCTCTGCTGTTTATTCTGTATCTGGACAAAGCTCTACAAATACCTATATCAATCAGGACGGTACACTTCATGTTGGCGCTGACGAGCAATCTAAGGTTCTCGTCGTAACAGCTAAGGCTGCCGCTGACCAGCGTTTCTTCGCTACTGCGACTGTCAGCGTAACTGATTCTCAGCACGCTGTTGACCAGTCTACTGTAACTGAAGTTATCGTATATCCTGGTGCAACCCAGATTGGTTGTGGTTATAGTCAGCAGTTTGCTGCTAAGGTGAACGGCGTTAATAATCCCTCCCAGCAGGTTGTTTGGAAGTTGACAGGTGCGACATCTAAGGATACTCGCGTAACTCCCAACGGTCTGGTATTTGTTGGCGAAGATGAGAAGAGCAATATGCTTGTATTGACTGCTTACTCTCAGAAAACTCCTGAGGTATATGGCGAGGCCATCATTGATGTGGTTCCCGCAGATACTCCCGGTGTGGATGAAGTAACTGTTGATGCAATTATCATTACTCCTGACTTGGTGGAGCTTGAGCAAGGCTGGCAGACTGTATTCAAAGCCGTAGTCATTGGTAAGAATAATCCTTCTTAGGCAGTTACTTGGAGTCTGACAGGTAATAATGTCCAGACTACATATCTGACTGATGAGGGTGTTCTGACTATCGGCATTGGCGAGACTGCCAAGAGCCTGCAAGTTCGCGCAACATCCAAGCAGGATACTACCAAATACAACATCGCCTATGTTACCGTTGCGGCCTATGATGCCGGTGGCGACAATGGATTCACCGATGTTCCTGCAACTCCTCTCAATACCAAATATGTCCGTGAGCGCACCGCAAACGGTTCCGCTGTTTGGACTCCTATTGAGGAAGAAGTTGAAGAGCCAATTCCAGAGCCTGATCCCGAAATCAATAGCGTTGAGGTTTCTCCCAATGCTGTAACTGTGGCGCCCGGCTCTGTAATCACATTCGCGGCCATCGTAAACGGCTCTGAGCAGTTGTCTAAGGAAGTAACCTGGTCTATTAGTGGTCAGCGCGACCCTAATACTAAGATTACCTCTGACGGCGTTCTGACAATCGGCGCTGATGAAGATGCAATGATGATTCGTGTAACTGCACGCTCCATTGTTGACACTTCTAAGTATGGAACCGCAACTATCAGTATTGATGAGGAAGCGCCTATCTTGCAGCAGGTGACTGGCTTCTATCTGGAGCCTATTGAGGCGACGGTTATTAAAGACCACTCTCTGCGCTTCCAGGCCATTGTGACTGGCGTAAATATCACAAACCATGATGCAACCTTCGCTGTGAGCGGCAATCAGTCTCCTCAGACTATTATTACTCCTGAAGGTGTGCTTTATGTAGATAAGGAAGAGACTAGCGCTCTTCTGATTGTCACTGGTACTTGCGCCGCAGATCCTAACTTTACTGATACTTCTCTGGTAACAGTAATTCCTCCAGAGCTTGCTGAAGATGAGCCTGTGGTAACTGTTATTCAGCTGTATCCCGCATATACTCAAATCGGTCGTGGAATGAACGCGCGCTTTGCCGTTCAGCTGACTGGTTTGAATAATCCTCCTGCTTCTATCATTTGGGAGTTGACTGGTGCGTCTTCTCTTGCAACTCATGTTTCTCGTGACGGCGTTGTCTATATCGGTGCCGACGAGCAACTGCACGAGATTATTCTCCGTGTGACAGTAAGTTATGACCCAACCAAGTTCGCTGAGGCAACCATCAATGTTGTTTCTGAGGATACCCCTGGTATTGATGAAACTACAGTTGATGCTGTGATTATTAGCCCTGCGGCCGTTGAGTCTGATCCTGGTCACCGCATTACTTTTAAGGCTACCGTAATTGGACAGAATAATCCTTCTCAAGAGGTTATTTGGAGCCTTGACGGAAATCTGAAGGCTGAGACCACAATCAATCAGATGGGTGTGTTGACCATCGCCACGGACGAGACCGCACGAGTGCTGAAAATCACTGCGACTTCTGTCGCTGATCCCGCAGTAAAATCAACCAGTTATGTAACCATTTCGAAGACCCAAGATACACCGGACACGGGAATTGAGGACGTTCCAAATGATCCTCTCAATATGAACTACCAGCGCCGAATTGACGAGAATGGCCGCACCTATTGGGTGAAATATCCTGAAGTTGACGATGACGGCCAGCGCTATATGCGTCGTTACAATCAAGTAACTGGCGAATATGAGTGGGAGCCTTATCCAGAAATTCCTCTGGACGGTAAACAGTATGCTCGCCAATACAATCCTGCAACTCGTAAAGTAGAGTGGGTTGAAGTTGAGGCCTCTGGCGGCGGTCGCCCTGATGCACCAATTAACCTTGGTACTGTTGGCACAAAGGCTGAACTCGATCGATTTGAAATCCCCGCTGACTCTATGGATGGCGACTTCATCTATGTCGAAAACGATGAGTCCCAGGGTCATTGCCCAACAATGTATATTGTTCAGACTGGCCCCGGTGGTTAGAAAGAGTTTGTTCTCTCTATGGTCTTCGGTCGTAAGCCCATCCTTGGCGACAAGCTCGACATTCTTTATGTTCTTGACAACGGAGTTCATTCTCAGTTGATTAAGGATATTGAAGTTCTGTCTGAGTTTGATACCAATGAGAAGCGCTATGAGCTTTATAAGTCTCCTTCCGCTTGGCATCTCGTAACTGAGTTACATGAAGGCTTCTGGAAGGAAGTTATGAAGCATCCTGATTGGTATAAGATGCTGGTTGGTATGACGCGTGATGATGGCTCCACAAGAGCTTATATCACTTGCTTCACTGATGAGCATGAGTTTGAACATTATAAGACTCAAGACATCGACAATCCAGATCCAATTCAGAATACTCTGGCATGGACAAATACCGTGCAGCCTGGTAATGTATTTACCGCGGCCAACGCTACTCGTCTGATCCAGTATCTGTTCCATCTGGATACTATGTCTCTGACAGTTGGTTCTCAAGAGGAAATTCCGCCTGGAACTGAGCCTGGCGTTACTCCTTGGGCTACTGTTATCGGCGAATACTCTACCCTGATTAATGGTGAGACAATCGGCCCTCTGGCAGACGTGACTGATCCTACTGGTTATGTTTGGGTCTCTGAGCATGAGAAGTTTATGCTTGGCTCTGCTGGCGATGGTTCTCAGATGTTCTGCTATAATATTGATACTCAAGATTACTTCATCTTTGATGTACCAAATTACAGTCGTGAACGTATTCCAAATACTGAGGTTCCTTTCTCCTTAGCTACTGATGTTAATGAGAGATATTTCTTTATGTATATCACCGCTACATTAGGAGTTTGGGGAGATAGAGTAACTCACGAGACAAAACAGATTACTTGGCGTCCAACTGGATATTCAGGGTTATCAGATCCTGGCCAATACACAAAACCTGGTATTGATCCAACTGGTCAATTCTATATGCACACCTCTACCAATCCTGGGACCCCAGCATTTACTTCCTTCTCTTTTGACACTGGAGATATTGTAACCGAAGGCCCCATTGACGGCACTTCCTCTTCTGCAATTTGTTTGAATAACAATGTTGTGTTCACAAATACTCCAGAGGGTAGAATTATTACTTATAATTTTGATCCTGCAAGAGGTACTCTTACAGTTAGAGCGCACGGCTATGACAATTATACACCATATGCTTGCCGTTATGTTGTTGAAGCAACTACAAATGGCAATTAGGTATTGTGTGTAAAAGTCGAGCCTGGCAATAATTGCCCCGTATGGTTTGTATACGATTGTGATACTGATACAATTATCGCAGAGTCTGCAAGCCGCGGTCAGAATGATTATTGTTCTCAAACCAATCCTCAGGCTAAGAGCTGTACATATGAGTTGCCTACTTCTGTTGGTGAACGTTATCTGCTCTCCAGTGCAACCGCTCAGCAGGGCCTTGTCCTTGCTTATGATGGTACTAAATGGACTGAAGTAACTATCCCCTTCGGTGGTCTTGATAATACTCGTCATGAGTATAATCAGCCAATTCTGATGAATGATGGTGACATTCTGATTACTCAGGATGATACCGGCAAACCTGTTGGATTTGACTTGGTTAAGATGGAAGTTGTTGACCTCGAAGATGTGCTGCACCCCGGCGGCGACGCGCATATGGTCCAGCTTGATGACACTCACTTTATGTGGTGTACTGATGAAGGTTCTCAGCTGTTGCGCTCCAAGGGAGATGGTACTCAGGAAGTTGTTCTTGAGCTTCCTGAGCAACAGTGGATTGTATTCGGATTCGGTCGTCGTACCGAAGCCGGCGGTTGAGAGGGGCGTTAAGCCCCTCTCCTTTTAAGGAGGGATAATATGCCAGTAGTAGCTAAAGTTAATTGGGTTGGCGAAAATGGAGATACATCATATCGTCCTTCTGTTTTAAATGTCGCTATTCTACGCAATAGTGAAACCAATACAAATGGAACTATAACTGCCGCCGAAGGTTGGGAGCATACCTGGAATAATTTAAACCCAAGTTGGCGTTATCAATATACTGTCCGTGTGACAGATTAGTTGGAGCGCTATACTGCAACTTATGAGGATAGGCATGAATAGACTGGTGGTGGCGGGTGGAATTCTTAGTACACTGACACCACTACTATTACAATGACTTTCAATTCTCCTCCAGAGCCTGAAAAAGTCAATGTAAATGCTGAAGTAGTGTTTTACGGAGATGAGTATGATGCTCTTGGTATGCGGCCTATCTATGCGATAATTCATTTAATGCGCAACGGCGTACTTTATGATACTGTCCGTATTGGAAATGGATGGGAATGGAACTGGATTTGGCAAAGTCTTGATCCTCAATACACATGGACTATTGAAGCCGATGATGTTGAAGGATATGATAAGCTGATTACCCACGAGGGCAATCAATGGAGAGTGACATATGGCTTTACATATGTTCCTCCCGAGCCACCTGATCCAGCGCCCGGTAACCATCCAACAAAAGAAGATCTCGACTTGATGTATTCCGTTCTTTATGACGACATTAGTGCGGAAAATGCACAAGATGTTATCCATGTCCTAAATTATGGAACTCATATTGAAGGAGATGGATAATACTTCCTCTCCTGGCTTGCCATAAAAAAATTTTTGTGGTATAATATAATCAAAGAGTGAAAGGAGCAATAATGGGAGAGGAGGATACAGATGACAGATCTGTAGGCCTGGTTTGCGCCTCTTCTTTGGATTATTGCTACAATTACTGCAATTGTCGCTTTTGTGAGGTTATGCAAACCAGTTTGGAAAATATTCGCTGCCCCAGATCGACTGGAGAAAACGCTATCAGAGAACATGAAAACAATGGACGAGCATTTCAAAGATGTTAATTCGCGGCTCGACAAATACGATGATGACCTTTAGCGCATCGAAGACCGCATATAGCATAATGATGAAGTGCAAATGTCCTTGTTACATGACCAGATAATTCAAATCTACGAAGTTGCAAAACTGAGTGGAGAAATATCTGACGCTGACTATAAGCGCGCCACCGATTTATATAAACAGGATGGTGGTAGTGAATACATTGATAATATCATGGAACTCATGGCCGAGCTCTTCAAGGAATCTTAGAAAAAGAGACTGAAAGAGGGTGAATGACATGGGTGACGGAAAAAGATCCACAAAGACCGCCAAAAAGATGGCGAAGTGGTAGTATAAGTTGGAGCGCCGCAAAGCGCGCAAGCCTTTTACCACTATGAAGTGGGTTGTTCTATTCAGTCTGTTAAATGGTTATGCCTGGGTTTGGTGTTCCTATATCTTGGCCTTTATGGACAAGTATACGATAGCTGAGCAACTTTCCCAGGTTGCCATTACAGAAATAATCGGAGTTGTATTGGTCTATGCGCTGAAATCACTCGTTGAGAACTTGTCTAAGAACAATCAATGGCCTGACAAGCCGTGGAAAGGCAAGCAGGCACAAGAAGACGAGGCGGCGACAGTAGAGACCGAGAGCGGTGTTGAAGTAGAAATGGCGGAAGACGCAAATGTCTCTGCACTGGATTACATCAATACCGACACCTCCGAAACTTCATAATGAAAGGATGGCAAATTTATGGAACAGATCATGTAGATGTTCCCAACCATCGGCTGTATCGCAGTCATTTGCTTTATCGTTTGTCAGGTTGTCAAGCTGACTCCCCTGGCCACTAAGTGGGTGCCCATCATCTCTGCTGTCGTGGGCGGCGTGCTTGGTGTTATTGGTCAGATGACTGGTGTTGCCGAGCTTGCGGACTTGCAGATTTTTGATGCAATCGCAACAGGTATTTGTTCTGGTTTGGTTGCCTCTGGTGCTTATAGCTTGGTTTCCAATGCCAAGGGTGACAATTCCCAGAACGAGTTTAGTGCTAAGGAGCAGAAACAGATGAAGCTGGAAGCAGCAGTCGAAGCTGAAATTAATAAGCGCGCAAACGAGCTCGCGGCTGATGCTTCCGTTGATACGGAGACTCCTAAGGAGGGCTAATTACTACTTATGGGCAAAACTTTCACTCGTGACCAGCGTAAGAACAACAAATATGTGCAGCGCGACATGAAGCGTAAAGCAAAATTTGATGAATACGTGAAGGACGAGCCACGGCCAAAGCCGAAGCCCAAGCAGAAATGGCGTCCGCACTCTGAGACGGACGTAGATTAAACATTCTCAGGAAGCCGCCCATGCTGGAAACAGCCTCTGGGCGGAACTTCCTTTTTAAGAGAGAAACGAAAGGATAGATTTAATGACCTATTCTGGAATCAAAACAATTGATGTGACAGAGAAGCAGATGGAACAGTTCTATTCCAATATGGACAAGAACATCTTTCATCTTGAACAAAATCAATACCTCGTGCTGAAAACGCCCGAAGGTAAATTGATTGGCCCCTATGTCTGGCATGAGTCAGAAGGGTATAATGAAATTCTCTACCGTAAGTTTTCTTCCAAAATGTTTGGCGATGTCAAACCAAAGGATAAAGATCCCTACCAGATTGCCTATATGGATAGTCTGGCCCATAACCAGCTAACATTCTGCACTGGTCCTGCCGGTTCTGGCAAGACCCAAATTGCATTGGCTTACGCCTTTGAACAGCTGGAGCGCGGCGCGATTAGCAAGATTGTGGTATTCTGTAACCCATATGTTGCGACGGGCGCTGTCAAGATGGGATTTTATCCGGGAAGTAAAATTGAAAAGCTGATGGAGTCTTCTGTCGGCAGCGTTTTACTTTCTAAATTGGGCGGCCGAGATAATGTCCAGCGGCTCCTCGACCAAGAGGAACTTATCCTAATGCCGATGGGCGACTGCCGCGGTTATGAAGTACCCGAAGATTCGTTCGTGTATTTCACTGAAGCCCAAAATACATCTCGATACCTTATGAAACTTTTCTTGCAGCGCACCAATGATACCTGTAAGATTTGCGTCGAAGGCGATGAGCGACAAGTTGACCATGATGGCTTTGAGAATGGGCTTAATGGTCTTAACGCCGCTATCGAGGTGTTCCGCGGAGAGGACTATGCGGGTCACGTCAGGTTGGAAAATATCTATCGTGGCAGGATCGCAAAAAGAGCAGAATTGATTTGTGATTGATAGATGGTTTTCTAAAGTCGAAAGGAGTTAAGATGATTTTACCATCCAAGAAGCGTGTGACACAGACAGTTGTCGCACTTGCGGTTTGTTTAGCTATCGTGCTTTGTACTGCCGGCGCGGGGCGTTTAGATGACAAAGATGAACCAGTGGTTCCCACCGTCACCGAGTCGCTTGTAGCCCCAATTACGCTAAGTACAATAGCTGCTACTCAAGCCGTAACCGAAGCGTACGCGGCTCATGCTTCTGAAGAGGTAGAAGTAGTCGAGGAGGTTGAACCTCCATCCCCAGATCGTAGCAAACCACTCTATAAAGTGTATAAGAATGGCTGGGAAGTTGAGGTTAGCACAGATCTCCAATGGTATATCCGAGATATGTGCGAGAAATACAATTTCCCTGAAAAAACCATTTATGGAATGATTCTCACTGAATCAACTTTCCAGGCAGACGCATACAATGCAGGCTGTTATGGCCTTTGCCAAATCAATAGCTTCTGGATTCACGGAGCTAATATCACGCACTTTACAGATGACTACTCCAGCAGAGACCTCACTAATCCATATGATAACTTGTTAACCCTTGCAGAAATGATGGTTTATTGCCGCGATACATACGGCTTAGACTTATCAACTCGTGATGGACAGGTTAAATGGCTTTACTGGCATAATACAGGAAACCATCCATACGGAGTAACGTATTGGGCATATGCAGAGAAAGCATTTGGATTTGCGGACGAATTAGTACCGCTTCAATAAGTAAAATTGCAGTAACCAGATGTGGGATTTTTCTTCCTGCATCCGGTTTGCTTGCAATAAAAAAATTTTTATGGTATAATATAATTAAACTAAGAGAGGAGTGAGACGATGGCATACGAGTCCAAGACTCAGTACTGTACCAATAATAAATATTGGTACCTGCCTGAAATTTCCATTAACGGCTTGGTTCTCCACTCTGTTGGTTGTCCTCAGCCAAAGGCATCTGTCTTTGTAAACAACTTCAATAAGTAGAGCGCCGGCGCTTCTGTCCACGGGTTCATTGAGCCTGGTCTTTTCATTAAAACTGCGCCTTGTGATGAAAAGAAAAAGAAGGCCAAGAAGTGCTATCATGTCGGTTCTGGTAAGAAAGGTTCTTTTAACTCTACCAGAATTGGCATCGAGATGACTGAGCCAAGCACCATCACTTACACTGGAGGCGCGAATTTTAGGGATAACAATCCCACGGCGACCAAGGATTTCATCATGCGCACAACTGCCACGGCCGCTGAAGTGTTCGCTGATTTGTGCATCTTCCATGGTCTTCCGGTGACAGCGATCACTACACATCGTCAGGCTTGCCTTGATGGATACGGTTCCAATCATGGCGATCCTGAACATCTTTGGAACCATGTTGGTTATTCTCTTGCACAGTTCAGAAATGATGTGCAAGCTCTAATTAACGCGAAAGGAGACTATTTAGCTACTATGACAAAAGCTGAGTTTGAAGCCGTTCTCGACGAGAGAATTGGTAAGAATTATAAGACCATCGCAGACCTTCCCGACTATGCTAAGCAGCCTGTCCGCAACGCTGTTGCTGCTGGCTGTCTCGGCGGTACTGGTGAGGGTGGTTCCGGCGATAACCTGATTATCCGCCTCTCTCATGACCTGATGCGCACTATGGTTATCCTGGATCGCGCCGGCCTCTTTGAGAAGAAAGAGGACGAGGACGAGGCTCCTAAGACCAGTACTCGGAGGGTAATCAAGAAGGAGGAGTGATCCCCTTGATTTTATACTTTGTTGATTCCAAAGGCCAGAAGAAAGTCATTTGCGAAGCGGATGATGTGGCAGATATGATTGAGCCGATGATGGCTCATAAAGCAAAGCGGAATATCTTTTCAAGTGGTCCGTTCAGTCTGCCAGGGCCGATGGACCCAAATAGCTGTTACATTTTGAATCAGGAGCCAAATGGTTGCCACTATGAGGTAGCCAACGAGGTTGCTGAGTAACATGATATGAGATAGGCCCTGGACATAGAAATATGTTCAGGGCTTTTTCTTTTTGAGTAGGAGGAAATATGGAACTAACTTTATAGATTTTACAAGAAACTTTATAGGAAATTTAGAAAAAAGAAGATTTTATAAATTAGTTTGCTTCTTTAAATAGTCGTAATATGAGGCTATTTCATATGAATCGTTTAGTTTTTGAAATAAATAATAGAATATACCGGGTTATGTCTTATAATGAAGGTGAAAATAGAATTCTAACAGAAAAATTCTTTGAATCATTGGGTTATAATATTTTCTTACCAGAGATAAAAGAAGAGCAATTATCTTCTTCTATTTTTTATGTAACTTCTTAGGAAAAGATTAAAGTTAAAGAGAAATAGAAAGTAAAATTACCAAGAGAAGTAGAAGAATTGTTTAAAAAATACGGATTTATTTGGTATGAAGATAAAAATTGCGGAGAAAAAGATGGAAAGATTTATATTTTTGATTGGGCCGCGAATCTTTCCGTTTCAACTAAAGGACTAATTGATAGAAAGGGGAATATCCTATATGGATACTAAAAGCTATAGCTTTGAGCCTAAAGATTATGTAACCGATGAAGAATACGAATATGCAGTAACATCGAGACCAATTATTTCAATGGTGGCCAATGTTACTGATGCATGTAATTTCAAATGTCGGTATTGTTTTACTCATCCAAACCCACGAGTTATGTCTTTAGAAACTGGCAAGAAATTGATAAATATGCTTATAGAACAAAGTGTTAAGTGGAAAGGATCTGGTTCATTTTCCCCACAATTTTATTTTTTTGGAGGGGAGCCAATGTTAAGATATGAAGAGTTTATTAAACCAATTATCTTATGGGCAGAAGAAAAAGGGTATGTAAAAAATAATAATTTACAATTTGGTATGACGAGTAACGGGTCTTTATTCAATGAAGAAAGATGTAAATTTTTGTCTGATCATGATTGTACTCTATTATTGTCAATAGATGGAGATGCACCAACTCAAGATTCTCAGAGACCTACTTGTTCAGGAGTAAGTAGTTCTTCAGTCGTTTTTAAAAATATCCCTTTAATTTTAAAGTATTGGCCTGAAGTTACTTTTAGAAGCACTATTGAACCATATAATGCGGATAAATTACTTGATAATTATCTTTTTGCAAGAAAAGAAGGATTTAGAAATTACTTTGTTTGTCCCAATGCTTTTAGCGAAGATTGGACAGAAAATGCTATTGAAACTGTTTTAGGGCAACTTGCTCTTATTGAATCCGTATTTTTTAGAGATTTGGTGAATGGAAATACGATTTTAAGATGGTCTGAAATAGACCGAGAGATATTGCGAATTTTCTTAGGTGATATAGATCAAAATGCCCATGTCCATCCGATGGAGAGGCTGTTCAGATGTGGACTAGGAACCACTAGTTTAGGAGTATCTCCTAATGGAGATTTTTTTGGGTGTCAAGAGCATAACACTTATGGAGCTGAAAATCCAGAAGATATATTTTTAATTGGAAATATAGATACCGGAATTGATAAAGAGAGACATTTGAAATTATTAAATAGTTATGTTAAATCTTTAAATGGGCGTCATTCGATTGATAGAAATGACAGGTGCAAAATTTGTTCTTTTAAGGGGCGTTGTTCTGGAGTCTCCTGTTTATCTCGAGAGTTTGATTTTGGCGATATTGGAAACCGCCCAACAATAAATTGTGTTTGGCATGATTTTTTACGGCGCTCAGTCAGATTATTAGTTCCTGAGTTTTTAAAAACTCCGGAGTATAAAAAGCAATTTGAAAAATATCTTATGGAATTAGTCGATGGTCCGTTAGGGGGGAAATGGTAATGGCTACTTGTACTTGCAGAAGTGGGTGCAATGTTTGTAATAATTGCGACCAGCATTATAAATATCAATGTAATATGGCTCAAAAATATTGTGGAGCTCAGCCGGAAACGGCGGTTGGTAATGCTTATGATAAAGCAAATGTAACTTATGTTCAAAGAGATGATATAATTTATAAAAAATTTCCACAGTCAGAATTAAACCGTTTAATAGATTATATAATCAATGCTGGTAAATATGAAAGCGGGACAAATGGAGAAGACCAAGGAAATGGCCCCACGAATTCTGGATTAAGTTGTGCGCATGAAGATAGAGATTTTGTTTATGCCGATAAAATTATGGAACTAATCGGAATGATGAAAACTTTAAATTCTAAAAATGATCCTGGGCTTTCTTTCGAACGAGACGACGTTATTTATGCAGATGATTTTAATGAAATATTGAAAAAAATAGACGGGTTATATTTAAATACGACAGGATGTCCTATGTGCATTTCAAGCTGTAATGTTGACTGTAATAATTGTATAAATTGCGTTTCTTGCTACGGAAACTGTTGTTGCAATAGGGACTAATTTGACATAAAAAAATTTTTGTGTTATAATAAATATAGAAAATGAAAAAGAATAAAATCGGTTGAAAGGAGAGTTTTTATGTCTAATCCCAATACAGAGCGCGACATTAAAACTATTTCTTTCGGTCGAGCGTGTAGAGAACGCCTCGGTATGTATCTGTCTTCAGACCAGACCGAGGCGCTTCATCTCGGCTTGAGAGAGATCTATGTAAACTCTCTTGACGCCTTGACCGAAACTAATGCTCCTAAGGGAGCAATTACCATTGAGATCAATTCAAAAATCCATAGAATCACAGTTACAGATGATGGTCCCGGTATTCCTAACAAGAAAAGAGAAGATGGCGATTATTCTCTCGTGGCCGCTTTTACGCTATCTCATACTGGTAGCCATTTCGATGGTCGTGCCGTCAACTCTATCGGTACCAATGGCGTTGGCGGAAGTATTGTCAATCATACTGCTTCTGAGTGTTACATTACTTCTAATGATGGTAAAGTGAGTGCAATGGCAATGTTTACTTCTGACGATGATGGCGCGCATCTCATCAAATACACAGAAGGTAAGCCTGGCCGCGCGACTGGACTTGTGGTATCTTATTGTCCTGACCGAAAGGTATATGGCGACGCCTGGTTTGTTGAAAGTGATTTGATTGCTGAACTCGACGAGATGATGAAGTTCTATCCCAAGTATAAAATCACTCTCAACTTTGACGGGCATAAGACCAATATTGCGCATTCGAGCGGCTTAAAGGAGGCCAATACTCGTGTCTATTATGAGTCCGACAATCTCATCATTGCTCTCGGAATCGGAGATGGCGGCATTAAGCCATATGGCAATAGACTCTACTTGCCGAACGGCGGCGCTTTCTTCACTCATTTCAAAACTCAGTTCACCAGAATTATCAATGATCTGTCAGGTCTTAAACTTACCGGAAACCAAGCTCAAGCAGTATTCAACGGATACATTGCTATCTTTGTTAGCAACCCACTATTCAGCAATCAGTCCAAGACTGCAATCTCCAACAAAGAGGTAAATGTCGAGATCACTGTCGCTCTCAAGAATGAAATGGAGAAGTTCTCCAAGACAAAGGATTGGGAGAAAGTAATCAAAGGCCTTGAAATGGAGATGAAAGCGGAAGAAGCTGCTGAGCGCGCTCGCGCTCGTATTAAGGCGGCTATGGACAAGATCAATAAGCCAAAGCGCACACTTCAGATTGCCGAAAAGTTGAAGGATTGTATTGCGACTGGCGAAGAGGCCTGGCTCGCAATTACAGAAGGTAACTCCGCTCAAGGCGCCTTGAACAAAGGCCGTGACAACAACATTGTCGCCACATATCCTATTCGCGGTAAGTTCATCAACTGTTTGAAGAATAAGCAGGAAGATTATCTCGATAACCAAGAACTTCAGGAAATTGCTCAAATCTTGGGCGGCGGCCTCTTTGATAAATACAATGCAAAGAAGTTGAAGTATGGTAAAGTCTTGATTGCCGTCGATGCTGATGCTGACGGCAAGAACATCGCTGACTTGCTCATTACTTTCTTCTATGTTTGTATGCCGGAGTTCATTAAGGAAGGCCGGCTTTACTGGATGCGCGCTCCTTTATACTACCGTGAGTCTACTCACGAGTATATCTTTACCGAGGAACAGTGGAATAAGGTAAAGAAAAAGGAAGGATTTGTGCGCGCCAAGGGCCTTGGTGAGATGAATGTCGGCGCCATTGAAGAGTCCTTGTTCGGCAAGTTCAAGGTTTGGGAGCAGCTCAAGCCTGGCAACTGGAACGCTTTCTCCAAGCTCGTCAATGATTTGATGGGCACTGATGTAGAAACTCGTCGTGACTATCTGTTCGATAAGGTCGATTTTGACCAAGTGACTTTCCTGTAATTGAGGTGATAAGATGAATATTCTCGAAAAGATTTTGGAGGAGTCTTTCCTCGATTATAGCGCGTTTGTGCTCCAGCGCAGAGCCATTCCTGATGCGCGCGATGGCTTCAAATACACCGCGCGCCAGATTCTCCATGCTCAGTTGAGAGAGAAGTTGGATGCTAAACATCCTTTTAAGAAGTCACAGAAATCTGTAGCTGCGGCGACCTCTTTTTCCTATGTACATGGTGATGCCTCCTGCTATGAGCAGATTATCCGCATGGGCCGCCCTCTGGTTCAGCGTTATTTCCTTGAGGAATTTAACGGCAATGAGGGCACAATCATCAACTCCAGCGACTATTCTGCCCAGCGTTATACTGAATGTCGTTTGAGTCCTCTCGGCATGGCGCTCTTTGATTATCTGAAAGTGCTGCCTAAGGAGAATTGGTCTCCCACATATGATGAGGAAGGAGAGTTCCCCCTTGTTTTGCCTTCAGTCGGGTACTATAACATTTGCAATGGTAGTTTTGGTTCTATCGGTGTTGGTCTCATCAGTTCTATTCCTCAGTTCAACCTCGGCCAAATTAATAGAGCCATCTGTGATCTTATCAGTGATCCTACTATTGAACCTTGCATTCTTCCTGATTTCGCAAGCGGCGGCATTCTGCTAAACCCCAAGACTACTCTTGATAGTCTTAATCGTGGCGAGGGGCGTTCTGCGCTTCTTCGTGGCGTTGTAAAGAAGAATATCAAAGAGAAGTATCTTGAGGTTGTTGAACTTCCATACGGTGTGTATACCAATACCATCTGTGTAGAGCTGCAAAAGGCTCTGGATAAAGGCAAGCCGCCCTTCAAGGACTTCAAAGACCTGACCAAAACCAAGGTCCAGATTCGTATTTATACGGATAAGTTGGATGAGTGCGAGAAGTGGCTCTATAAGAATACTTCTGTTCAAAAGCACTTTACTATCAAACTTATCATGCTGGACAATGGTAAGAAGCCTCGTCTTTTCACCTTCAAAGAAGCGCTTCTGGCTCATATTGACCATGCTAAGAAAGTTTACAGACTTCAGTTTGAGAATCAGCTTGATGCGCTGAAATCTCGAGAAGAGATTATTCGCGGTTTAATCCGTGCCCACTCTATCATTGATGACATCATCTATGTTATCAAAGAGGAATCTACTTCTCGTGCCGATGCCATTAAGAATTTGATTTCTCACTTTGAGTTCACTGAACTTCAGGCAACCGCGATTGTCGAGATGAAGCTGCATATGCTGACTAAAATCGACATTACAAAGCTCGAGGGGGAATTGGAGCAGAATTTAATTGATCAGGACTATATCAATAAGATTCTGTCTGATGAAGAAGTTTTTAATACCCATCTGAAAGAGCGATATATGGAAGTCGCCGATAAATATGGCGATAAGCGCCGTACTCAGATTTATCATGGAGATGAGTTTGAGAGTCAGCAAGACGGCGAAGTGTCTGATAAGGAGTTTATGATTTTTGGTGGCGGCCAGGAATACATGACAGTAACCACCGAAGATCCTCAGACTATTGCCGTGGATATTATGTATAGCTCTCTCATCCTTCCTGATGATGAAGTAATTATCATTACCGACCAGTTCCGCGGCTTTACTCGTAAGGCCAATCAGTTTGTATTGGGCCGCGGCAGATGGAGTGACCTCATTAAGTTGAACGATGGTGAGAAAGTTATCGTCGTTTATCCCAGACGAGAGATTGAGACTTCACAGTTCGCGATTCTTGAAACCGATACGGGCAAGATCGCCGTTCATCAGTCTTATATCCTTACCGGCGCGAGTACAAGGGGCAAGAAATTGGTATCCAAAAAGTTGCTGGTACAAGATGTAGAGCTGAGTGACAGCCATGAAGGATTGCCCCAAATTCGGTAACAGCTGTTCGTTTCGCTTGCAATAAAAAAATTTTTATGGTATAATATAAGTAGAAGATGAAAGGAGGCACAAAATGATTATTGCCTTGGTAATCGCACTAATTGTTTGTGTCGCCCTCATCGTTCTACTTGCAAGTAAGAATGCTTTCTTAAAAGGAAAGGTACTTACTTACGAAGCACGAACAGTAATTCTGGATGAAACTGAAAATTTGTAGAAAAAGAACGCAACTCTTGAAGATTAGTGGATTAAGTTATCTGCTAAGACTTCAGAGGCCGCGGCAGCTTTTGAGGAAATGAGCGGTAAAGTAAGTGAAGCCGCCGCGAAACTTGATGTTCTTAACTATCAAATAAGTCAGGCTCAGGATTAGCGGCGTGAAGTAGAACTTTAGGCGACAAAGGATTTGGCGGCCGAAAGAGAGGCACGCCGCACAGAGTTTGAAAATCAGTTGGCAAAAGAGTTTTAGGAGATCCAAAAGAGTCATCCTGCTCAGCTACTGAAGGACGAACTCGATCAACTTAATTCTGAGATTAAGCAGGCAAAAAAAACTCTTCGAATCCAGCAAGAACAGGCTCTTCAAAAGGAGCAACAAGAAGAGTTCTTTGCCACTCATTCTGTCAATCTAACAGAGGGGGAGAAAGCCGACATCACAAAGATTATGGACTTTGCTCCATAGTTGAGTAGATTTGAGGCTTTTTGTAAACTTGTATGGACAGAATATTATCAGAAGCCCCTTCAAAAACTCTGTAAAGAGTTGGGCGCTGATAAGATTACTGGTATCTACAAAATTACCGCTCAAGACGGTCGCTGTTATATCGGTTAGGCGCTTGACATTGGCTCTCGCTGGAAAGAGCACATGAAATGCGCTTTGGGGATTGGAACTACTGGTTATATGACCAATAAGTTCTATCGCACTATGCACAAAGAAGGTCCTGAGAACTTTACTTTTGAAGTTCTTGAAATTTGCCCAAAAAGCAAGTTAGATGAAAGGGAACGCTACTGGATTGAGTTCTATAACAGCACTGTCTATGGATTCAATACCAAGATTGGAGGCTGATGCCCATGACCTTTCATTGGATTACATTGAAGCCCCTCTCTTTGCAAATCCTTCGATATATCGCCGACCATGACGGCGAAAGGGCTTCAGAACTTGCGGAAGGGCTTGGCTTGTCAACGAAACAAGTTGATGCGGCTGTGACAAAAAGTCTTGTGCGGCATGGGCTTGTAATTCGTGAAGCTAAGCTGACGCGATTACAAAAGAAGGATTACAATATCATCAAAATCACAGAACGAGGTAAGAACTATCTTACTTGGCTTTCTGAACAGGCCCAAGGCGAGCCTTAATCGCCTTTCTATTTGCCACGGTAGTCCAATCGGCAGGAGACAAACGACTTAAAATCGTTCCAGTGTGGGTTCGAATCCCATCCGTGGTACCATTTAAAGTTCGGCGTTGTGCTGGGGTGTAGCGTAATGGTCAGCGCTGTGGTCTCTAAAACCATAGGTTCCGGTTCAAATCCGGACACCCCCGCAGAGCGCCGAACAGAAAGGAGCTAATATGTACTAGAGTTTATAGGGTAATTATGGATTAGGCGCAGCAATAGCATATTTTACTTCTCACAAGATCCCTGTTTGTCTACCATTAAATGATACTCAAAAATATGATTTAGTAGTGGATATGGATGGAGAACTTAAAAGAGTTTCTGTAAAGACAGGTAAGTATCAGGCACCTTCTGGTGCATATGCAATCCAGTTAAAAAATTCTGGAGGCACAAGCAAAGGTTCTAAGATTAGAAATTTTGATAATACTACTTGCGATTTACTGTTCTTCTTGTGTGGAGATGAATCTATGTATTTAATTCCTGCGGCTGATGTTAATTGCGTAAGCTCTATTACATTAGGTTCTAAATATCAAAAATATAGAGTTGAGAAAATGCCTTTTGAGGATTTTCAAGCATAATGGAGTGTAGTGTAACGGTAACACAGCTGACTCTAAATCAGTCCACAGCCCCCTGAAGGAGCTTATGCGGGTTCGAATCCTGCCACTCCAGCCATTTATCCTTTATTAAGGATGTGACTAAAAGGACAAATATCTTTAAGAAAGGACAGAAAATAAATGCAAGTAATTAAACGCAATAAGTCTTTAGAGGAATTTGATAAGGATAAGATTTATAAAGCCGTAATGAAAGCCGCCATCGCAACTGACCAGGAGAACTTTGACTATGAAGCTCATGCTATCGCTGATGACATTGAGCAGATGTTGAAGGCCACTGGGGAAGACAAGATCGATATTGAGCAGATTCAAGACCTCATTGAAATCGACTTGTACGCCATCGCGGAAGCTCCCGAGACAGCTAAGGCTTTTATCTTGTTCCGTGAGAAGCGTAAGCAAGAGCGTGACAAAGCAAATCGTTACGCAAACATGATTCGCTCTCGTGCCCTCACTCCTGATGAGGCCAACTCCAGAGCAAACGCTAATCTCGATGAAAACTCCTTTACTGGCCGTATGTATGAAGCAAACGAGGCGCTGTGGAAGGAGACAGCGCTTGACGAGTTTATGCCAAAGGAGATTGCCGATCTTCACAATAAGGCAATTCTTTATCAGCATGACCTTTCTCGTTTTGCCATCGGTCAGCATAACTGCCTGACAGTATATTTCGATTACATCTGGGAGCATGGTTTCCAGACTCGTCAGGCTACTCTGCGTCCACCCTCTCGTTTTGCATCTGCTTGCCAGCAGGTTGCCGTAATCTTCCAGGTGCTCAGCCAGCATCAATTCGGCGGTATTGCTTCTGGTCATATTGACCGTGACCTCGCTCGTTTCGTTGACATGAGCCGCCAGAAGTTGATTAAGAAATACCAGAATATTGGCCTGACAAAAGAACAGGCTGATGCTCTTGTAAAGAAAGACCTGGAGGATGAAGTACATCAGGGATGTGAGGCTCTCATTCATAACCTCGCCACTCTGCAATCTCGTCCTGGCGCCCAGCTACCATTCAGTTCTTTGAACCTTGGTCTGGATACATCTGAGGACGGCCGCATGGTTTCTCGTGGCATTCTTGAAGCAATGATTGAGGGTGTTGGGCCTCATCATCAGACTCCTCCTTTCCCCATTCTTTGCTTCCAGGTGAAGAACGGTGTGAATAAGAAGCCTACTGATCCCAACTACGATCTTTATCGTCTGGCTATTGAGTGTGCCGCTCGCCGCCTGACTCCCAATTTTGTCAACTGCGATTCTTCTGTTTGTCATGAGAATCCAAACGACCCTGATACCGAGCTGACTGCTATGGGTTGTCGTACTCAGATGGGCCGCGACATTTACAGTGAGGGTGATCCCTATAACCGTATTGGCCGCGGTAATCTGGCTCCTGTGACAATTATCCCTGTTGAACTTGGTATCAAGTATGGTGTTGTGACAGGCAAGCGCGATAAGCCTGACCTTGAGGGCTTTGAGCACGCTTTCGATTATCTTCTGAAAAAGGCCGAAGAGTCTCTGCTTATTCGTGCTAATATCATGTTTAAGCAGAAGATGAAGGTTGCGTATGAGATGTATGTCAACCATGTCTGGAAGGGCACATACGATTATGATGACGAGGCCTCTGTCTATGAGGTATTGAAGCATGGCACTCTCGTTATCGGTGTCCTTGGTTGGGCCGAAACTCTTTGCGCTTTATTCGGCAAGCATCATGGCGAGTCTAAAGAAGCCGAAGAGTTCCTCATGAAGATGGAGAAGAAGCTCAATGCTTATGCCGCAGAATGTACAGAGCGCAATAAGCTGAATTTTGCCGCATACCATACTCCTGCTGAGAACCTTTGCTATACTGCAATGAACAAGTTACAGCAGCGTTGGGGCAAAGAGCTGAAGAATGTAACCGACCATGAGTATGTTACAAATTCTATTCATGTCCCCGTTTGGTATGACATTGACGTATTCGATAAGCTGAAGGAAGAGGCTAAGTTCTCTAAACTTGCCACTGGAGGTAATATCGTCTATGTAGAGTTTGATACAACTGCTGTCCACAATCTTGACGCGGTGGAGCAAGTCATTAACTTCGCTATGGATAACGACATCCCATACTTTGCTTTTAACTTCCCTCTCGATGAGTGCACTGTATGCGGATACTCCGGTGAAATCCCTGCTGGTGGATGCCCCGAGTGTGGAGCACCAGACGAAGCAATTAATAGACTTCGCCGCGTAACTGGTTATATTACTTCTGACTATCGCCGTGCTTTCAATGCCGGTAAACAAGCAGAAGTAAGAGACCGTGTGAAACACACTCATGGAAAGGAAGTTGACCTTACATGAGAATTGCCAAGATCGTGAATAACGACCTGGCAAATGGACCCGGAGTACGAACAACAGTGTTCGTCTCCGGCTGTCCAATACACTGTCCAGGTTGTCATAATCCTGAATTATAGGATTTTCGTGTCGGAACTATTCTTTCCGAACATTTGATTGATGAAGTTATTGCCCTCCTTAAAGTTGACGGCATCAAGCGTGGACTTTCCATTCTTGGAGGAGAGCCTCTGGCTGATGAAAACATTCCCGGCCTTGCATATCTTTTATTGAGAGTGCGCGAATCTCTCCCAGATTGCGATATTTGGGTATGGACGGGATATACAATGGAAGACTTGATGAACCGTCATAGTGACCCCTTGACAGAAAAAAATTTTTATGATATAATAAATACAGTAAATGTGATAGTGGATGGGCCTTTTGTAGAAGCTCAAAAACCCGGAGAGCATCTTTGGAGAGGGTCTGGAAACCAACGCTTACTGAAAATGGAGAATGGTCACTACACAAAACTTTAATACCAGGAGGTAAAACTATGGATATGGGAATTGATAACATTCAGATTTAGTTCCTTAGCGGCGGCTATCGTAAAGAGCTGCCTCAGCCCGAAGAAGTTCTCCTCTGGCACCAGATTGCTGACCGTGATTTCTGGCTGGACGAGAGTGAGATTACTTGGGACAATACTGCATGGTTGATGCAATACATCATGTATTTGAATGAGCATGAGGCCGATGATATGACTCCTATCAAAATTCATATTATGTCTCCCGGCGGTCATCTGTATGTGATGTTTGCTCTCTATGATGCTATCAAGAACAGTAAAATTCCGGTTTATACCTATAACGAGGGTATTTGCCATAGCGCCGCCTTCCTGATTTATCTTGGCGGCCAGAAACGCTTTATGCGTCCCAATGCTGTATTTTGTGCCCACGAAGGTTCTGCCCTGCAGGGCGGCACATATCGTGAGAGCAAGGCGGCAATGGCGCAATATGACATTGAAGTCACCCGCATGAAAGAACTGATTGCCGAGGAGACGAATATGGATCTGGATTTCTTAAACCACAAGTTTGAGCAAAATTCTGATTGGTATATCCGTCATGACGAGGCGAAAGAACTTGGAATTTTGAAGGAGTAATACAATGAGCAAAGTTTTGATGCGCAGAACTGAGATTTGGCGAGTCGATACCGAGAAAGAGGCTCAGGAGATTATCGACGAAGCCGCAAAGGAGGGCGACCTCACTAAGAAGATTATTGAGGTCAAACAGAAGAAGTCAAAGGGTCAGGTTGTTGATGAGAACCTGAAGGTGACTACCCAGGTTGATTTTGCCGGCCAGTGGCCAACAGAGGAGGATGATGACTGATGGTTGTACTTGAGCCCAGTGTAGAGATTCTGAATAAGAATCTCGATGGTGTAGCAATGGCATAGCTCATTGAAGAGGCAGGCCGCACTTGCTACAAGAGTGAGGATAAGATCACGGAGGATTCCTATGACAAGTTTATCAGAGGAATTATTAAAAGAGGCCACGAATCAGTTATTGAACACTCCTCAATCACGGTACGGATTACTACTGATAGAGGGGTCACCCACGAGATTGTACGGCATCGTATCGCCTCTTATAGCCAGGAGTCAACAAGATACTGCAACTATGGGACTGATAAGTTTGGTGGCGGAATCGCTGTCATTAGACCTTCTACCATTCCAAGCGGAACTCCTGCGTATGATGTTTGGCTCGACGCCATGCATTCAGCTGAGGACAAATACATGGCTTTACTTGCCAATGGATGCACCCCTCAGCAGGCCCGTGCCGTGCTTCCAAATTCGTTGAAAACAGAGATTGTGATGACCACTAATATCCGTGAGTGGCGTCACTTCTTCGCCCTTCGTTGCGCGCCCGCCGCGCATCCAGACATGAGAGAGGTTGCTCTCTTGACACTTGCTCTTTTCCATGAGAACATTCCTTTGTTCTTTGATGACTTGTATGAGCAATACAAGGAGGACATTGAGAAACTGTGAAAATCCTTTCCTTTGACCAAGCAGCCAATGTAAGCGGCTGGTCATATTGGGAAGATGAAGTTCCGGTTAAATGGGGTACTGTTGAGCCGTCGCCAAAAACTTTGCGCGGCGGCCAACGCCTCCATAGTCTTCGAAAGCAGTTCGAGGACTTGATTAAGGAATTTAATCCCGATATGATTCTCATTGAAAATCCTGTCGGCGGAGAAGAAGACAAGCGCGGCGGTCCAGAGAATAACTGGAAGACAATGCAAACTCTTTGTCAAGTGCAAGGCGTACTTCTTGAAGTAATTGCCGCCCACAGAAAGAAAGTGGAGATTATCTCCCCCTCCTCTTGGCAAAACACTTGTGGCATCCATAAGCGTTCAAGAGACGAGCGTAAAGCCGGTGCCCGTAAGTTTGTTGAGAATTATTATGGCCTCTCCGATGTGATTCAAGACGTGGTAGACAGTATTTGTATTGGCTATCACTATATTCGTGAGAATGGCCTTGAAAGGAGTGCTTTCTAATAGAAATAAGACAAATCGCTCCTTCCGTCGACATTTCAAAGTTCGGCAGGAAGCTCTCGCCAGTAGAGTAGGTTCTGGCAAATCGAGGAGTATAGGATATTGATGGCTTCTTTGATGTGAGTTGGGAAGATGTTCAATCTCCATATGACCTCGATTATATCAAAGAGGCTGCAAATAGAATCCGTGAACACGTTGAGGCAAATCATAAGATTGCTATTCTTGTAGACGTGGATATGGATGGATACACCAGCGCGGCGCTCTTAATCAATTACATTCGGATGCAACAGAAATATGGAGACTGGGTAGACTGTTCTCCAGAGATTGTCCACATTCTGCACACAGGTAAGATTCACGGTCTTGATGATACTGAGGTTATGGATAAGGTGCTGAACACTATCAAACCCGACCTATTCGTTATCCCCGACGCAAGCGGTAATAATAAACAGTATCAGGCCCTCACCAGTGCAGGGATTGATGTAGTAGTGCTTGACCACCACGACATGAGCGAACGTGGCGACGGCGAGAAGGTAATTGTGGTTAATAATCAGCAGTCCTCTCGGTACAAGAATAAGGACCTGAGCGGCGTAGGCGTTGTATATCAGCTTTGTCGCGTGTTTGACGATATGCTTACCTTTGTTTGCGCCGACAATTATCTTGATATTGTGGCGCTCGGCCTTGTGTCCGATGTTATGGATCTTCGTTCTGCTGAGACGCGCTTCTTGGTATTTGAAGGCCTGAAACCTGAAAATCTGCGTTCTTATTATCTTGAGTATGCGAAGTTCGCCAACTACAAGATTTAGAATGTAGATTTGACACCTCATATAGTTTCTTTCTATGTGGCGCCGCTCTTTAATGCAGTAAACCGTATCGGCAGCATGGAAGAGAAAGAGCTGGTATTCCGCTCACTTCTCGATGATGATTCGAGAATGAAAGTATAGGATGGTGCTCGTGGCCATACTGGTGAGGTTGATCTGGTTGTCGAGATGACAAGATAGGCCAACAACTGCAAATCCAGACAGAAGCGTCGCGTCGATAAACTTGTAGCTTTGATTCACGATTTGGTTTCTGAAGAGAAGCTCTATGAGAAGAAGGTCATTCTTCTCGCAATCGACGACTTCGATAAGGAGTGGCGTGCTCTCACTGGATTGGTCGCCGGTTCAATGGCTGACTACTATCAGCGCCCTTGCATTTTGACCTTCCTCGGCGATGATGGCGCTTATTATGGTTCTCTGCGTTGTCCCAATAATATGCCCGCCTTTGAGCATTTTAAGGACGACTGTAACGCCAGTAAGTTAATCAAATACGCAAGCGGACACCAGCAAGCAGCGGGTATTGCCTTTGAAGCAGATGCAGTAAAGGCGCTCGAGAAGTATTTCGAGGAGAAATATGCTGATGTTGATACTTCAACCGCATATATGGTTGACTTTATCATTGATGCAGAAGATCCCGAACTCCCCGATATTATCGCAGAACTTGCAGATTACTCCAATTATTGGGGACAGGGTATCAAAGAGCCGCTTATTGCGATCACAAATGTTAAGATTGCATAGAGCACTCTCTCTCTGGTTGGCCCAAAGAAGAATACTCTCAAGATTCAATTACCACATGATTGCGTTGCAATCAGTTTCTCCTCTTCTCCAGAGGAATATGATTCATTATGCTTGCCTTATGATGGGCAAACAGAGCAGTATTATGTCGGCACTGTGATTGGTTATGATGCGGAACTTAATACCTTCCGTTATCAGACTACGCCACAGGTGAAAATTAAAGACTACGCGGTTGTTGATACCAAGTATGACTTCTAATTTTTGTTGACATAAAAAATTTTTTATGGTATAATAATTATAGAAAATGAGAAAGGAGTTAAGTTTCCGTGGTAAACATTTTTGACATTCCTGTGAAAGATACTATCAACGCAAGCATGAAGTCAAAGTCTTTCATGGTCGTCGGAAAATCCAAATCCGGAAAGTCCACTCTCGGCTCTCAGGCTCCTCGTCCTATCTTCCTGATGACCGAGAACGGTGGCGAAGGTTTGACAGGTTTTACTCCGGTGCCTATCGGCTCTTGGGCAGACTTCAAGCAGGCTGTAATTCAGCTGTGTATGCCCCAGGCCCGCGAGAAGTTCGATACAGTTGTAATCGACACCTATACAAACCTCATTCTTCTGCTCGATAAGTATGTCGGCCAGAAATTGTCCACCGATAAGAGCACTTTGGATTTCGGTTCCGACGCTGACTACGGCAAGGGCACAAAGGCCATGCGAAATGAGCTGGGCATTCAGCTCCAGAAGTTGGCAAATCAGGGGTACATTCTTCTGAATATCGTCCATGCCGAGGATAAGACTGATTTCCAGACTCAGAAGCAGTACATTGGTACTTCTCTCAGTCCCGGTTTGTACGGCGTTGCCGAGAAGTTCGTTGACCAGATTATCTATCTGAAGCGCGAGCGCAATAAGGACGGCACTTTCTCTCACAAGATTTACTTCAATCCCAAGGGCGGATTTGAAGGAACCGGCGGTCGTTGGACACCTGATGTTGATTCCGTTGATTGTTCTTACGACAATCTGGAAAAAGTAATGGTTGCGGCCATTGAGAAGAGCGCCGAAAAGCAGGGAGCCAAGGCTGTCGAGGCAACTGGTCCCAGCGTAACCATTCAGACTGAGGATGAGAGAATCCTTGATTTCCCTGCCCTCAAGACCGAGTTTGATCAGCTCACAAAGGACTTGATGGCGAAATATCCCGAAGATGGAGCCGATAGAGTTCGTGCTGTCATCGAAACTGTCCTCGGCCCCGGCAAGAAAGTCGGCGCCCTCCAGCCTCATCAGGCAGAGCTGTTGGCTGAAGTAAATACCTCTCTGAAAGCAAATCTTGAATAAAAGGAGATTCAAACATGAAAAAGTTTAATCGTGTAAATCTGTCTGGTCGTCTCGCTGGCTACGAGCTGAATCGTGGTACTACCAAGAACGGCGACGATTTCATCAACGGCACCATTTCTCTGATTGTTGACGAGAATGGCACTACCGTCGATAAGATTCGTGTCTTCGCCACTCCTGTGTGGAAGAAGTCCGGTAAGGCCAATGGTAACTATACCATGCTCGACAAGATGGAGCAGGGTGAGTTCCAGGTCGGCGCTGATAACGGTGAGTGGCTGGCTATCCAGGGCACTATCGACATCAGCTACTTCCCTCCCCGCAACCCTGATCCCAATGATCCCGAGCCTGCTCGTTCTCAGCGCGTAAACGCTACTTTCATCAACGCCAATACCAAGAAGGCTTACCAGAACACCTGGAGCTGCGACTACCTGATGACCAACATCCGTGAGATTGAGGCTGATCCCGAGCGCAATCTGGACCGTTATGTCCGCGTTCACGGCTATGTGGTCGACGAGTACAACGAGGTCCTTTTCGAGGCCGAGTTCGATGTTCGTAAGGAGGCGGCTATCAACTACTTCCTGGGCCTCCAGGCAAGCGAGGATATGCCTTACTTCGTGTCCGTCGGCGGCGAGATGACTATGGTTGTCCGCTCTGTGACTATCCCCAACGCCATCGGCGACGATGAGCACCGCGAGTTCACCAATCTGCGTTGGTGTGTGACTCGCATCAATCCTACTCCCTACACCTTCGGCGACGAGGCTGACATTACCGTTGACCAGTACAACGAGTTCAAGGCCAACCTCCAGGAGAAGAAGGCCGAAGCCATGAAGGACGACAAGGAGCCTGACCTCGCGTTCTAATTAACTGAAAGGAGAAGAAGTCAATGACATATGAGGAAAAGATTGCTTTACTCAATGGAGACGACTTCTTCTCCTTTTTTGAGTATATGAGAGCGCAACCTCGATGGATAAACAGTGCCGGTAAGCGTGCAATACAGCTTATCGGCCTGTGCCATCATGGTGAGAATCATTCAGCGTTATTTGACCCATCAACTCTGAAAGTCAACTGTTTCAGTGAGTGTGGTGGCGGTATGTTGCTTCATACTTGGGTTAAGCGAGCACTTGACTTGCCTGATCCAGAACTTGCTAAGCAGTTTATTGAGGATTACATCGCCGGACAGCGAATTGATTTAACTGGGCGTGTACCAATCAGTGTTGACTTTGGTTTTACCGAGCGACCTTTTAAGATTGAGCATATTGAACCAGTTGAGCCAATTCGTCAAGATATTATTGATGAACTTTATGAAACTCAATTTACTCAAGCGCCAGATGTTATGAGAAAGTTGAGGTGGCATACGGAAGATAAAATTGATGTTGACATCATGCTGAAATATGATGTTGCATACTTTCCTCGAAATGGAACTATTATTCTTCCTCATCATAATATCAATGGTAAGATAGTTGGTTTATATGAGCGCAGCTTTAGAATGTTGCGAAAAGACTTCTACAAACTTTATCCTGGAGCGCCATTCCAGGCCGCGATGTGGTTTCCAAGAGCAAAATATGTCCCTCTCGTGAGAGATGAAAAATATAGGGAGATGTTGGCCAATGAAGAAAAAACTTCTTGGAGTTTCGCTAATAGCCGCAATTTGTATGGGTTGCACATTGCTGCTCCTTACATTGAAGAAAGCGGGGAAGCGATCATATTTGAGGGTGCCAAGTCGGTAATGCTTGCGCACCAGTGGGGCATTAAGAATTGTGTTGCCTCACATACCTTCGGATGCCACTTCAACCATATAAATATGTTGTATGAATGTGGCGCGAGAAAAATCTTCTTTGCTTTTGACAAGCAATACAAAGAGCAAAGTGACGAAGACCATGACTGGTATCTTTATAATAAGAGAACAACCGGTATGGCGGCGAAAATAAAAGATGAAGGTGGACTTCAGTGTTATCGAATTATTGATGTTCCAAACACTGGAGTGCCACTTGACCATAAAGACGCACCAGTAGATAAAGGTAAGGAAAAGTTCTTGGCGCTACTGGAAGTCGCGCATAAAAGTCGTCCTCTCTGGCCGGAAGAGCCGCAAGATTTGGGCGAAATGCCAAGAAGAACCAACTTTGTTAAAGACGAAAGAGTCTCGCAAGTTGCATTAAAATTGCAAAATAGTGATACGGTAGGTGATACAATTTGGTCCCTTTTACACCCGAACAGCGAGCAGTAATGGATTATGTTCTGGAGCAAGTTCATGACCCTAATGGGCATAATACCATTATCTCTGGTTCTGGCGGAACAGGTAAGACGACAGTAATCTGTGAACTTATCTGTCAACTTCTCAGTGAAGGGTATGCAGTTGCAGTTACTGCAATGACAGGCAAAGCAACCTCAGTTCTCCGCAATAAAGTCTGGAAGGCGATTGAGGAAAAAGAACTTGAGTTTGACAAAGATAAGCTTTGCATTGAAACTGTGACGAAGATTACGAAGAAAAGTAGCGTCTTAGGCACAACTTCTGATGGAAGTACCAAGTTCACAAATACTTGGCGTGACCCGAGGGCGTTTCCATATGATGTTCTGTTTGTTGACGAGCTTTCTATGGTGCCGCAGTTCATCTCTCAATGGTGGATGATGACCAATGCGCGGGTTATTGGTTGCGGCGATGAATGTCAACTTCCAGAAGTCAATACATCAGAAGTGGCAAATGACCTTAATTCTTTTAGACATGATCTTCATGTATCTAAGATGAATTACACTTCTGGCTATGGTGTCAAGGTTTTGAAAACTCTGGCACATCTCCAGCTGCATAAGGTACTGCGGTCTGACAATGACATTGCTTTGCTGTGCGGCGATTTGAGAGATTTCACTCAGTCCAAACAGCAACTTCTCTCTCGTATCAAGTATTGGGCAGAGAAATCTCCAGATATTTCATACGGAACTTCCAAAGCCGAGATTGAGACCGATCCTGAATGGCAGATTATCTGTTATACCAATAAGTTGTGCGCAGAAATCAACGAACATCTCTGTATTGGCGGAGACCGTTATCCAGACCTCCACGACAAGATCCTTCTGTATGATAATATCAATCCCCTGGGCATTTATAATGGCGATGTAATGTATTTTGCCGATTTGCTTGACGCGATTGAACACGCAAAGAACCGCAAGCGTCCAATCTATGTTTGTGTGAAATGGCAAAATCGTATGCCAAAGTCCAGCGGCAATATTTGGGAGCAAAGATTTGCGGCTCAATACATTGCTTATAATAATGCTCTCAGAGAAGCATCTGAAGAGCGTTGGAAAATGGCTCATACAATTATTGAGAATGCTTCTTTGAGTGAGGAGCAGAAAGATCAATATATTGTTGACCTTGATAAGATTGGTATGTCAAAGACCAACAAAGAAGATGCTCTCGTTGATTTTGTTGAAAAGATGACAAGAATTGACAGAGATACTGCCAATCTTCTGGTTGACCATCTTCCCCCAACACCTCAACTCTACTTTGTGAATATTGGTTATGGTTATGCCATTACTACTCACAAGAGCCAGGGTTCTGAATATGACAATGTTTGTTATGTTCTTGAGCGCTTTGATAAGCCGCTCGTCTATACTGGCCTTTCAAGAGCCAAGAAACGGCTTAAAGTCGTAAACACCACATCTACAAAGTAAAAGGAGATGAGTGAATGTACTTTGGTTGCCACAATCATACTGAATACAGCAATATCACAACTGGTCTGGACAGTATCAATAAGCTGGAAGACCTTGTGAATAAAGCCAAAGAGTTTGGTATGCGCGGTATTGCCATTACAAATCACGATAATCTCTCAGAAGTTATTGAAATCAATCGTATGCAAAAGAAACTGCGCGACGCCGGTGATGATTTCGTTCTTGCCATTGGCAACGAGATTTACCTCGTCGATAGCTATGACCCTGACGATAAGCAGAGAGAGAAATATTATCACTTCCTGCTGATTGCCAAGGATAAGATTGGTTATCAAGCTCTGATTGAATTATCGACTCGCGCATGGTATCGTTCAACTGTCAAGTGGGGCAAACGCAGAGTACCTACTCTTAAATCTGACATTGAGGAGGTTATGGAGTGGGCGCGCGGTCATGTGGTTGCTTCTACTGCCTGTCTGGGCGGCGAGTTCCCCACTTTGATTAACAATGGAGAATACGACAAAGCAGAGCAGTTCATCGAATGGTGTAATAATCAGTTTGGTAGCGAAGATTTTTATATTGAGCTTCAACCTTCTGATAGTAAGGATCAAACTCTTTTTAATCAACGCGCTGTTGACTTTTATAATGGCCGGGCGCAGTTCATCATCACAACCGACGCGCACTACCAGAACGTAGAGGATTTCCCGGTCTTCGAAGCCTTTCTGAGAAGCAAACAAGAGGATCGTGAAGTTAAAGAGTATTATACTTTCGCCAGAATGATGGACGAAAGAGAAATCTATGAACTTATGGATAAAATGGATATTCGTCCACAGTTTGTAGACAGATGTTTTCTGAATACTCTTCATATCGCCGACCAGATTGAGTTCTATGATTTGGCACAAGACCCCCGTATTCCTAAGGTTGAATTGCCGCCTATCAATGTTGGTTTTACAGCTGAACAAGTTGAAGATTTGGCTCACTACCCCACTCTTTGGTGGGCGACTCATGAAAAAGACTATCAGACTTATTATTGTGCAATGTATTGCCTTAAAAGTCTGATGGAGCGAGGCAAATGGAATGAAGAATACCTTTCGCGTTTAGAGGAAGAGTTCGATACGTTCAAGTTCCAGTCGGAAGCATTCAACGACAACTTTTTCGCGTACTTTAATACTATGCAGCATTTTCTTGAGCTGGCTTGGAGTATTGATTGCGCTGTTGGTCCCTCCAGAGGTTCTGCCTCCGGCTCTCTCCTCTGTTATCTTATGGACGTGGTTCAGTGTGATCCTATTCAGTACGGCCTCTACTTTTGGCGATTCGCTAACAAAGTTCGTACTTCTCCTCTGGACATTGACACTGATTTTCAACCTTCTAAACGTCCTGAACTTTTTGCCGCAATAAGAAAAGAGCGTGGCGAGCTGGGTATGACCCAGGTAGCCACATATCGTAAATTGACCTTGAAAGCGGCCATTGGTAATGCCGCTCGTGGTTACAGAAGTGAAGAATTTCCCAATGGTTTGGACAGCGATATTTCAACCTATCTTTCCAGCCTTATTGAGATTAAGCGCGGCTTCGTTGCAACACTCAAACAGACTCTCGAAGGCGATGAAACAACGGGATATTCTGTCAACCACAGCTTTATCAAGGAATGTAACCAATATCCCGGTCTTTTGGACATTATCAAAAAGATTGAGGGCTTAATCGTCGGGTCAGGAACGCACGCTGCTGCCGTGATTTTGTTTGACGACCAAGACCGTTTAACTAATCATTGTTCTCTTATGCGTGCGCCAAACGGCGATATGTGCACCGCCTTGGACCTCCATACGGTGGAAGAGGCGGGATGTTACAAGTACGATTTCCTTTTGCTGTCCACGCTCGATATTCAGGCTGCATGCTTTGATTTGTTGAAGAAAGATGGTTTGATTGATAAGGATTTGACACTCAAACAGTGTTTCCGTAAGTATATCAATCCAAACACCATTGACTTTAATAACCCTGAAATCTGGGCAAAACTTTATAACAATGAAGTGCTCTCTGTATTTCAGTGGGACGCCGCTTCTGGTCGTAAAGGTATCCTGGCAACTCATCCTCATAATCTTGCAGAGCTTACTTCTGTCAATGGTTTGATTCGTCTGATGACTCAGGAAGGCGAAGAAGATCAGATTGAAAGATTCTGTCGTATCAAAGATGATCCAGAGTCTTTTGAAGAGGAAATGGTTAAGGCTGGATTGAGCGATGAACAGCGTCACATTATGCACCAAGAACTCGACAGATACAATGGATGTGCAGCGACACAGGAGAGTTTCATGGTATTAAGTCAGTTGCTGGCTAAATACACATTGAAGCAGGCTGATGCGCTTCGTAAGACTGTTGCGAAGAAGAAAATGAATGAGATTACCAAACAGAAAGAGTTGTTTTACTCTCAATGTGAAGGTACTCAGGAGGTAAAGGATTATCTATGGAAGGTAGTAATTCAGCCGTCTCTCGGATATGGCTTCTCCCTCAATCATGCTCTTCCTTATTCTATCATCGGCGTCCAGTGTATCCTTATGGGTGGTATCCTCTTCCCGCCAATTTATTGGCAATGCGCTTGTCTCCTTCAGAGAAGCGGGGCATTGGACGGTAAGGGCGCCAACTACAACAAGATTGCCAAAGCAGTTGCTACATTGGTAAGTCAAGGAGTGAATATTACTCCTATCGACATCAATGTAAGTGAGGCAGATTTCTCTGTTGATAGCGAAAATAATACCATCCACTATGGTTTGGCTGGCGTGAAGGGCCTCAAAGATAAGGTTATGACCAAGATTTTCGAGCTTCGTCCATTCGAATCTTTGCAGGATTTCATTGAGAAAACTGCCGCTGATGTCACTTCAATTGTGACACTCGTAAAGGCCGGAGCATTCGACAGATTCGGTCTAAGATCAGATATAATCAAGGAATTGGCAGAGATTAAAGCTGACACAAAGAGCCGACTGAATGGCCAGAATCTGCTTATGATTAGTAGACTTGGCCTTTGGCCGCAAGATACTAAGGAGTTAAAGTTCTCTCAAAGAATTTTCAACTTTACTCATTATATGAATCAGTTGAAGGCGGCAGAACAGAAAAGACTCGGCGAAAAAATTGACTATTATCCAATCAATAAAACCTGTCTTGATTTTCTTAATGAAATCGAATACGATACAGGTTGTATTGAAGAAGAGAACCATTTTCCTACTCTTTACTGGAAGTCTTATTTCGATAGTTGGATGCTCCATATTAAGAATTATCTTAAAGAGCATCAAGAAGAAATGCTTAAAGCCGTCAATGATAAGCAAATCTCTGATTGGCTTGAAAAGTATTTCAATAAAGAGCAAGGTTATGCCGAATGGGAAATTGAGACTATGGGCCTCTGCTTCCAGGAGCACCCTATGGTTCATGTCAATAACATCTCCAACTTTGATGACTTGCCGACTGAACCTGAGGTTGGTAGTCTGTATAAGGTGCCGAGCGGCCGAGTAGTTCCCATTTATAAGCTGACAATGATTGCCGGCTATGCCATTGCAAAAGACAAACTCCATAGTTCAATTACTTTGCTAACTGCTACTGGTCCTGTTGAAGTGAAATTCCGTAAGCAGCAATTTGCATCTTACGATAAGCAGGTTTCAAAAGTAGTGGACGGCAAGAAGAAAGTAGTTGAAAAGAGTTGGTTGAATCGTGGCGTTGCTTTGATTATTCACGGTATGCGTCAAGACGATATTTTCGTTGCTAAGACCTATAAGAATAGTCCTATGCGCCACACAGCATATAAGATTACAAAGATTCTTCCTACTGGTAAGTTTGAAGTCCAGAAGGAAAGAAAATCTGGAACATTGGAGGATAGCAACGAAAATGACGACTAATGGAACTTCTTCTAATTATTATAACAGAGATGGTCTTCCCATTGAGCCTGGCGAGGAGTATATCGACCACGCCCTTCTGACAGTACCCAACGATGACCCTGTAAATCATCCTTCCCACTATACCAGTGGGAAGTATGAGGTCATTGATATTATCGAAGACCAGCTCGGTCCTGATGGTATCCGTGGTTTCTGTCTTGGTAATGCGGTTAAATACATCTGTCGCGCGGGGAAGAAAGATCCTGCTAAGACTCGGCAGGACCTTGAAAAAGCGATTTGGTATATCAATCATTACCTGGAGGTCATGCCTAAGTGAGACAAGAGTTTATTGAATGGCTGAATCTCTGCTGGAATGACTTCTATGAGGTATGGTCACCAGAAGATTGTGAGCAGCACATTGTAAAATATGGGCCGTCCAGTGATGTCGATAAGTTCATTACTCTTATCAATCGTCTTTATGGATGCCACGCTCAGGATTGCCCTTGGGGTGTAGTAAAATCCGACAACATGAAAGACAATAAGTTCCTGATTTTCCTTAATGGAAAGTCGATTGAAATTCGTCCCTTTGATGACGATATTTACAATGTAGATTTAGTAAAGGAGGAAGGTTAATGGACAAAGTAGTTGACTTTGCCACCGCCAAGACAAAGCATGATTTGGCGGCTTCGAACCAGAAAGAAGAGAAAACTAATCGCATCAAAGAGGCGATTAAGAAACTGCCAGGGTATCGTGGAGATGTCCCCAGCAAGAATACTATCCGCGGTCTGCCTGATTTGAAGCCGGGTCAGATTTTCTGGGTGGAGATGGATAAAAAGGCATATGTGGTTGCAGCGCTGAACGGCAAGAAAGTGACCATCAAGGCGCTTGATGAAACTGCCAGTGTGTCCACCAATATGACCATCTATGACATGAATAAGAGCATCGTGTCTAAGGAACCTCTGTATGATCTGGAGAAAGATCCTGAGAATCTCGCCGACCGTGTAGCAGCATGGTTTAACGAGGATTGCCCTCCCAATACCTATTACCTGTTGTACGGCCGCGACATTCATTATGTAACTCTCATCAAGACTCCAGATGGGATGGCCACTAATCCTTCTACTTTCAACCAGTTGGTTGATTTGATTAAGGACATCGGCGATCTCATCTCTATGGATTTCAATACAGAGGATGGCGCTTCCTGCATTGAGATTTGGATTCGTACCAGAAATTCTGATGCTGAACTTCTCTATCTCATGCCCTACGATGCCGCGCTCGTAGTATTCGAGTAAAAATAGGCATAAAAAAAGAACCCCTCCGGTTTCCCGGAGGGGTCTTTCTTATTTTAAGGAGAAGCGTGAGATTAGAGGATTACGACGTCAACGCCGGCCTCATCAGCGGCCTCCTCAGCCTCAACCATGTCCTCATAGACAGTGGTCTTGCCATCGACAACAACGGCAGCCACGCCCAGACGAGCCATGTCAGAGGTGTAATACTTGAAGCCCTTCAGAGTATCGCCAACTCCAATTACCTCAGTGAGGGAAGGAGCGGTTACGCACTGAATGTCAACAAGCTCGGTGTAAATCTCAACATTCTCGGCCATAGCGCCAGAGTTGAAGGTTACACGAGGAGTTGCGCCACCAGCACCCTTATCGCAGTTTACGGAACCCCAAGCGTTACCATTGGACTTGTAGTTATCAAGGATAACCTGGCCGCCATTGGTTACCTGGATACCGCAGTTAGCGCAGTTATTGATGGTGACGTTTGTAGCAGTCAGTTTAGCGGAAACGCCGCTGACAACCACGCCGGACTTAGCGCCAGCAGCGCCTTCGATGGTCACATTCTTAATGGTGACATTCTCACCGTTCACACCGAGGATGTGCTTACCAGTGATAGTGCCAACAGTGATCTTATGACCATTACCGTCGAGGGTTACTCCAGCAGGAATCATCGCAGCAACCATAGAGTCGCCGGAGATGTTCACATCGTCATCAGAGATAGCGATGTCCTCATTCAGAACAACCACATCGCCAGCCTTGGCGGCGCGGAAAGCGCAATAAATATCATCATAGCCAGCGGCATTGATGGAGATAGGAGTTACGGGAGTTGCGGCTCCAACCACAACGAAGTCGGACTTAGCGTTCTTATAGCCGGTAGCACCAGCAGGAACAGTCACAACATCTTCATTGCCCTTATAGGGGTTCTGCACACGAACAGGAGTCTTATTACCGGAAATCATCACGGGGAAGTCGCCAGTAGTATTCTTCAGCTCGGGCTCGGCAGGAGTCTTATGGTCAGTACCAATACGGAGGTCAACAGGAGTACCCTGACCGTCGGTCTGGAAGTCACAGTTGCTCATGGTGAAGTTGGCGATAGTAGCCTGAGGAATATCCATGGGGATATCGCCAGCGCCCTTATCGGAAGGACCACCACGCTGAGTGACCTTGACAGAGGCCTTATGGCCATTCATACCCTTGAAAATTACGGTATCAAGGTCGATGTTAGCACCCTGAACTCCAACCAGGTTGAAGTCAATGGTGTAATCGCCCACAGTACCGGTATCAGTGCCGGTAGCGCAATTCTCAAAAGTAGACTTGCGAATGGCTGTAGTCTTAGCGTTAGTTACATAAACGGCCTTACCAGTAAAATCGCGAATTGTGGAGTTCTCGATAATTACGGTAACGTCGCGCTGATCAACAGAAGTCTGATTCTGGCTTGTCACACCAATAGGAGTATTGGCATCGGGTACCAGAGTCATATTCTTAATGGTCAGACGGACAGGCTCGCCGTTTGCCGCCAACTGTGCTCCGCCCTGGAGGATAGTCTCCTTACCATCTTCGGTAGTACCTTCGAGGGTAAGGTTCTTATCAATTACCAGGCGCTCACTGATGATGCCCTCATTGAACTTAAGAGTGGAACCAGCGGGAGCGTTGGCGATGACGTCAGACACTTTCGTTCCTAAGTCATTCAGGTCGACGTCAATCTTAGGGTTTTCCTGATCAATCAGGCCGCTACCAGGAGTGAGGGTTGCGGGTCCGCCAGCATCCTGATTGTACTCCTTAGCAGGCCAGTTGCCAGTATCGGAGTAGTCCATGTTCTGGTGAGGCTCGAGAGAACGATCCTTCCAGATGTACTCGCCGTTGGAGTCGTTGTTGTACTTGAAGCGGCGATAAGAGGTAGGATCAGCGGTAGCAATACCGGAAGAAGCACCGTCGTAGTTATCGTCAGCGTCAAGAATCTGAATGTCAGCCAGAACCTTACGGGTAAGGTCGAACTTGCTGAAGTCAGGATAAGCATCGCCGGAGAAGGTGAAGGTAGAAGGATCACCTGTTGCAGCGAGAGTGAAGGTCAGAGCAGTTGTGATCTTGAACTTAGGAATCACGAACTCAACAGGCAGGTCCACACCATCGGAGGCACGACGAACAAGGGAAGAACCCTCGACGTACATATAAGGACCGAACTTGTCGGGCAGGATAGAAACCTGAGTTGCATCGTGGGTGTACTCAACATAGTAGTCAAGCAGCACGATGTCCTGATACAGAATGGAAGGAACGTTTACCTTGTAAACGAAGTCGGAGCCTTCCTTGTAAGCCTTAGGCTGAGCAATACCACCGGAAGGAGCCAGCAGGTAAGCATAGTTACCAAAGCCGCTGGTCTTGCCCTCGTCATCAGCAGTACCGCCCCAGGTCTCGCCGTAGTTAGGAGCAGTAATTACACGACGGTAATCAGTAGGCTCGCCCCAAGCAGTAACCCAGTTGCGTACGCAGGAATCATAGTCTACATAGTAGGCTACCTGGTCATCGAAGATAGCTGCCTCTTCAATAGTATCGGGATCAGGATAGTCTGTAGTAGACATAGGCTTATTGTAAAGGTCAAAGGCGATGAACGCGTTCTGAGTGTGGAATTTACGCAGATAAGCGTATTTATCAGCACCCTCAGCGCTATCATCATTCTCCAGATTGATCTGGACAGGCATACCGGAAATCTCGCCGGCGTCATCGAGCAGCATCACATAGATGCTAGCGTTCTGACCAACATAAGGCTTACGAGTCAGCCATACGTTGTCAACGCCGCCGCGAGGAGCATAGTTACCTACGCCTTCGCCAGCCTCGGCGCCTTCGGCAGGATACAGGGAAGTGTCATCATCGTATACGTTCTTGGTCTGATCCTCGTCACGCATATTGTTGGTCGCAACAGAATACTTCTCAGTATAGTGAGCAATCACGCTACGAGCGTCGGGGTGAGAACCAGGAAGATGCTTATTGCGGGCAGGAATCAGATCTGCACCGGAAAGAATAGCCAGACCCTCATTGGACAGCAGAGCATCCTCGAAGTTGAAGGTCAGGGTCTTATCGCCCTCATAGGAGAGCAGACGAGCATTACCGCGGCCACCAGTTACATAGGAGACCTCAGCGGCAACCTCAAGAGTAGAAGTCTTGACTGTATCAAAGATAAGTACAGGCTCGCCAGTGCGGAAAGTCTTTGCACCAAGCTGGAACACGGACTTAGCCTTGAAATAGACGTCAATGGCTTCACGAATTGCCCATTTCATATAGCAATATTCCTCCTATTAAAAGATTTTGCCTTTTAATCAAGGTATTAAAACATCTCATAAGAGTGTTTAACCTTCAAGAGTTCCAATCGAATCATCGTCGTTCTCTGGGTCGCGCATCATCCAGTGAACGAGTTTATTATCGTTCTTTGCGCCAGCCAAACGGCTCTTGACATCGAGATCATACGCCTCCCATGCTAAGTAGGTTTGCATCAAAGAGTTTAACTATAAAATAGTCATCTCAGTGACGTCCGATAGCGAGTTTGCCGTTGCGATTGCGACAGCTCGTATGTATCTAGCCAGAAAGCCTTTCGACTTAGCCTAAGGCTATAATGCAGCGAGCCTCGCTCGCGCTTTTTTCATCTTTTCAGCGATTTCCGCCGCCAGTTTATTTGCTGGATTGAACTCCTCTTTTGAACCGCTCAATAAAGAAGCACCTCCAACAATTCCGATTAACTCCTAAAAGTCATCGAATTGTTCTGGCTCAATGTTGATTAGCTGATCCTTATTCTAAATGATTAAGGATCGCGGACCAATATTGATCTTAGTCGTAAAAAACAACTGAAGAAAATTACTCAAAAGCGCCCGGACATCTTTGATGCCTTCCATCTTTTGGGTCAATGATTCGTTAAAAATCATCCAATTTGTTACATCGGGTGATTCTATGTGAAGCTACTTTTTATTCATTCGAAATATCGACAGAGCAATAAAGTAGTTCTGCTCACCAAGCATTGCGATTTCTCGCACTCTTGGCTGATGTATTGTTATTCCGAAAGCCTCAACTGGAATATCAATACCAGTGACGAGCATTAACTCGTCAATGTTAAAATCAATCAAAAGACAGGAGTGGGTCCTTCCTTAGGATGCAGCTTTTTGTCGTCCTTATAGGTTTCGACATTGTAATACAACGAAAGGCCTCCCTGTGCTTCGTTAATAATGAGCTGCTTAGCGCCCATAAAGTCAGCCACCTGAGTGCCAATAACGAAGTCGTTGTTGATCATGCCGTCAATCTCGCCGGCAATGCAGTAGGGGCGCAACTTGAAATTATCCAACAACCAGAACTCATACGGCACAAGAATATCAAATCCAAGTTGGAAAGACCTAAACGTGGTTTGATCTCCCATAGGCACGAAATTATCCAGTGTGATAATCACATAGGGCTTGGCATCATGGTCAATAGTCAGTTTAGGGACAATTCTGATCTGATTATTGAGCAATGAATACGCCTGTTCTTGATTTAACTTTGGCAGCTCCAAAGCGTGTTTGTCGGTGTAATAAAGCAAGCGCTTCAAGCGCTCATTCTTTAATAACCTATCCACTACCAGTGAGAGCGTGTTTTCAACCGAAGCGAATGATGAATAACGTCCCAACATGGATTTCTCACTTTGTGATCGCAGTAGTGGCATCTTATTCCTCCTTCTCGTTACATCAATGATTCAACCTAGACGTGTTTCTGGTATAGAGTTCCATTTGGCATCTAATACCCAATGGTAAAAGCGCCTGACATCATCGAATCCCAATAAACATGAATCTACTGTGCGTAAACATCGTCTGTTTCTTGGAATTTCGCGGGGATCTAATCATGAGGTCTAACGCCTTCGTTCTCTACAATAATCCATTTACCGCCGGCGACAATTGCTTTGAACTCCACTCTAAATCGAGGCTTAATGACGAGCGGACCTTCAATACCGTATTCTGTCGGATATTCGGGAATGACGGGTTGTACATTCCAGGTATTCATAATGTTCGTTTCAACATCATCCTCTATTTGGTTGGTATAATACCTGGAGCAGTTCATTTGCAGGACGCCCGGCATCGAAATGTCGTCAATCTAATCTACCTTATAGGTAAAGCTCTTTAATAAGAACTTTTGATATTGATTGAAATACGCCCTGTTTTGTTTATTGGCCGTAGCCAATACAACAAGATTTGCATTTGGTAGGTCGGCAGAACCAAATGTCGTATTCGTAGACGTGTAATCTGGATTGGAAGGACCAACCACAGAGATAAACGTCTCTTGTACTTCACGATCGCCGTCTACCCACTGAACTTTATAATCACAGCGGCGACATTGACCTCTAAAGTAGGCAAGTTCAGTTAAATCTCGTGCGTAACAAATCCAGTAAGTACCGGTATTGTCCCACCGAAATACATCGCCGACAGAGTATTGGGCGTCGAACGGAACTGATAACAGTTTCGTATCGTAGTCCATATTCTAAGTAACTGGATTGAATAAACCAACTGTCTGCTTATCCATTCCAGGATACTTCGTGAATTTCGCCGCCTGATAGGAGTATTTAGTAGCAGAAAGCATTGACCAGAGTTTATCTCTAATCATGCGGTCCTACTGTGGTGCTCCACCATAGTAGTTGAGGCGGCGTTTCATGCCTTCATAGCTCATGCTACCGCTCCTTAAATTTGAATTGACTTCAATTCAGAGATTGCTTCAAAGATACGCTTACGGAAGATCATCTTATCGTCCGCATAGTCAAGCGCCATCAATTTGGCAATCAATACCATGAAATGAGGATTTTCCTCAAACATCTTGTTGTACCCGTACAGCTCATCAACCACAGTGCGGCGCTGAGACTGCCAATCTTCTTCATTCTCATACATAGGTAGGAGTTTAAAGATTTGATTTGTCAAACGGGTATTGTTATACTTCCAAGCATCGGGGCCAAACTTAAACTGTTTCGCCATACTACATCTCCTTTTTCTCAGTGCATTCTTTTCGCCAACAAATCAAATGTTGACTCATAGTTGCCTGTTGGCCCCACTCTACGACGAGAGTGCAACATCTGCAGGCGCCTATGTTCATTCTTGGTGTTCGTCATAAGCGTCATGAGACGTTGGAGATGAGAGGCCTGGCTGGTCAGCTTGAAGTCAGTACCTGAGAACTTCTGTCGAACTACATCAATAGAAGTGATTTGGCGCTGAAGCCAAATCTGAAGCATACCATACGCGAGAATATTGCGTTCTTCGCGAGAAAGGTCTACGTTGAAGGAATCTCCTACAATATCAATCGGCTTATCTGGAAATTCGAACAAAGGAAGAGAAGCCTCGAGAAGCTCTCGACAATCGGCCCGTGTCTCCTCCTCTGTAATTTCCATATACATATCGTCGGTAATTAACGCGAAAAACGCATCGTATACCTCGTTAAGAGAAGTCACATTAACCCTCCCTCTTACGGAGTCTCTCCTTTGGTCTCTGAGCGGTGGGAGCTGTGCCTTCTGGCTTTTTCATAACCTCAATGGCTTTGAGCGTATCAAAACCTGTTTTCTGCTTGAGAGCCTCCATCTTATTAAGATCGGTCATTGGCAACTGCCAAGCGCGAGCCTTAATGAGATCAATAACTCCTGTTGGCGCAAATTCAAGTGTTTCCTTAAATAGCTCAAGGCTATCTTCAAGAACACACTTGTCAACATCGTCAACGAGCCAGAAATACTCAATAGGGGCATATGGCATTGTCTTATTTACCCACTCTTCATCCTGAACCATAAGCTCATTACGAAGAAGGGAAGCGCCGCCATCAATTTGCCAGAGAGCATTTAGCTCTTGTTCAGAAAGGTCTTTACTCTCTCCTGGAACGAACACTCTACGAATATTCAATTCGGGGAGAGAGTAGACCACATTTCCATCGCTTCGATTGATTACTTTCATGTTATTTCTCCTTTATCTCAAAATCAATCGTTACTGATTAGTCCCAATTGCCGGGAACGTTATCAATAACAAGGCCCTTGTTACGGAACACAGCCAGATTGTTAGTGGTGATGATACCAACACCAAACTTCTGGTAGGTCTGCAGCTCGGTAGACCAGTCGCGGTTCTCAAACTCCTTGACGTGAGTCTGGCCCTCGAACACGATCTTGACGGGCTTCTGGTTGTTGGTTGGGAAGATATAGATATAGGAAGGATCAATGACCTTAGTGGCATTGGTCTCATCGGTGAAGGACTGGGGCAGAACCACTACGGGGAAGCCCTTATAACGAGTGAAGTAACCGTTGTTCCAACGCTCGTCCTTCATGGACTCGGAAATCCAGTTGTCAGAGGGCAGTAGAGTCATAGCAGCTTCCAGAGTGCAATAAATGGTAGGAGTACCATAAATAGCAATAGTCTGGAGCAGACGGTCGAACTGAGCCTCATCGAAGTTTGCTGCGCTTACCTTGTTGGTAGCGGGGAAAGCCTCGATAGCAGCAACGAGAGCCTTAGCAATCTCCTTATAGACTGCCTCGGACATACCCTCATTGATGATGTCGAGATAATCAGACCACTGCACGCGGCCATCGAGGAACTCCTCAAAGCCGATACGAGCAGCTCCGCCGTAAGCGGTTGTCTTGATGGTGAACTTCTCGTCAGCAAGCTCGAAAGCCTCATAACGACCAGCCAGCGCAACGCGAGTTACGAACTGCTTTGCACGCTGCTCACCAATCTTACGGTGATACACCATAGTGTCACCCTGAGCAATAGTAGTTACATCGGCAAACATACCATAAGTGTCAAGAACGTTCTTGGGCATTACGGTATCAAGAGTCTGCTCAATCAGAGAGAAGACAGTGTTCTTGTTCTCACGCCACAGCTGTGGAGTGCCAGCGATTTCCTTCAGGTTAGCCTGAAGAGTATCGTTCAGGGAGTCATAGGAAACTTCCTGGCCATTCAAGGAGTACTTACCAGAAGGATTCTTCTTGGACATCAGTACCTTAGCAAGAGCCAGGTTATCAGCATATACGAAAGCCATCTGTAAATCCTCCTTTCAATTAGGCTCCCATGGCCTTGCTCATCAGCTTAACGCCGGGCTGGCCATCGGGCATAGTGTAGACCTTGGTGACCTCAAACTGATAAGTAGTATTGGTGCCCTTGGTCTTAGTCAGGTAACCATCATCGCCAATGTACAGTACGTCGCCGACTGCCAGGGAATCAGGCTCCTCATTGATGGTGTTTGTGGTGTAAACATCGTTGTCGGGCACAAGACCGATCAGCTTGGGATACAGAAGGCCATCCACCTTATCGGCAGCACGATCAACGAAATCGGAATAACCCATACGCTCGTCATACAGTTTCTTCTCAGAGTATACGAGGTAAGGCTTTGCAGTAGCAGGTGCAACCCCAGGCAGAACCGCGATGCGGCCCATAGGAGAAGTCTCAGTGGTGTCGGGGATTACACACAGGAACATACCGTTCTCAAGCTCTGCAATAGGTGTTGCGGCGTCAGCATCCTCATAAGCGGGAGCCTGGGCCTCAATGTAACCGAAGGTAATACCGGAAAGACGATTAGCCTCAACCTGGCCATACTTGCCTTCGGTCTTTACAAAAGTAGCAGGCATTACTTTGTATCTCCTTTCAAAAAAGTTTATAACCTTTTTATCAAGAAAAACTGATTAAATTTTCAGTTCTTTCTTCTTGTCAAGCTCTAAGGCCTGAATGAAAAATTCAGGGAGTCCGTCCAGAGAGTGATCTACTGTAGCAGCGCCTGCGACGCTAACCTGGAATCCAGTAGAAGGATGTCCGCTGTTCTTCTGCTTACGAGCATAAGTTACAGCGAGCTTGGACTCGATTTCATCGAGAGAATACTCATCGAGCTTCTCTACAACAGGCTTCATCTCTTCCTCAGTGAGCATCTCACTGTAAGATGTTACCATTGCTTGTTTCTTTTCTTTCTCTTCCTCGGCTGCTTTGGCGCGATAGCCATTCAGCTCATTGGTAAGAGTTTCAACTTGAGACTTCAAATCCTCAATCACTGCAGCATAATCGACTGCTGGAGTGCCTTCAGGCTCGGCAGCAGGCTCTGTGCTAAACTGTGTTGTAGGCTCAGTAGGCTCTGGGTCAGCGGCAGGTTCAGCACTTGGCTCGCCGCCCTCTCCGTTTGCGGAGAAAGTTGCTGGTCCGGGAATGTCGCTTGGATCTGGATTTCCGACGGAAGGATCTGGCAAGCCGCCTTCGCTTCCTTCGGGATCATTTCCTTCGCCATCTGCTGCGAAATTTCCCTTCTTCTTTTTCTTCTTGTCGTCGTCGTCTCCGCCATCATCGGTTCCGCCATCATCGGTTCCGCCATCGGTTCCGTCGCCGTCATCTTTTTTCTTCTTAAAGACTCCAGCCCCGGCAGGAGCAGGTGCAGGCTCGGGAGTAGCTGCAGGAGCAGCAGGAGCGCCAGTAGAAGCAGTAGAAGCGGGATCTTGTGTTGCAGTTACGGTAGTGCCACCAAGTGGCTCAACAGGCTCGGGAGCAGGAGGCTCCTTAACAGACCAGGTCTGTCTTACGGCCTGCATCTCACTATCAAGCTCAACTGTGTCTTCGCTTGTGATAGTCAGATTCACGCGTACATATTCGAGAGACTCGCGATCTTGGAGAATAACAAAGATGGTGCCGCCCTCAGAGTAAATACCCTGAATGTCGTATTTCATCTCAGCTCCACGATTGCGCAGCTGCATATATACTGCGTCAGTCAGATTCCAGCCAAGCTGAAGAGCGTACTCAAGAGTAATCTTTTCAGGCTTAGGCTGAAGTTGCCCATTCATGACGTAATACCTCCTTCCTAAGATATTCTCCACTTGCTCAGCAAGGCTCTCATACTGTTTAGTATAAGAGGACATTATCTTAGCCCCTTCAAAACAGGGTGCATAAGCATCACCAAGAATACAGAGCTTGTCAAGGGTAGCGGCAGTAAAAACGAAAACATCGCCTTCATAATAGCCGCTCATGGTTTGCTCATCGAGTTCCATTGACTGCCCTTTATTCAATGCTTGGGAGGCTTCCTCATATTGCCGAGTCCATAGATAGGCTTTACACATCAGATAAGTTCTGACTTGGCCATCTTCCATAAAGTCTTGATACCAAGGAGCATCAAAACTTACAAAACCATAGGGCTTTGTAATATCTTCAATGTTCACTTGACCATTGGAAATAGTCACCTTACGGCTATGTTGAACAAAGTCACCGGACTCTTTGTCGTAGAAGCCTACTACAGGAGCGCCAGGAAGGGTCGCAGCGATTTGACGACCAACCTCTTTGTTAATCACAGTATTGTTCTGATTGGGATTTTCTGAAACATAACATACCTTAATGGTAGCTTCGGTAACAAGCTCGTTAATCGGCTTGGTTTCCAGAACTTCCATGGTATTCACAATTGCCTGTGATTCCATCAAGTTCCTCCTTTCTTTGTCGTGATACGCTGGCAAACGGAATAATTTCTTGATTTCGTTTTCCAGACTTACTATTATAACATTTTATAAAATCAAAAATAAAAAAGTTATAAAATTTTTCACGACAAATTTTCTCCTGCATCGCATTTTCGTTTCAACATATACTGGATTTTGTAATGATAAAAATAAAAATTTTGAAAATTTTTGAAAATTAAACTACTACAATCGCTTCGTTTAAAGACAGAGACATAGTATTAGCTCCGCCAATATTCCATCCAATACTATTTATTACAAAATCTCCAACAATTCCCAATTCTGGGAAATTTAATCTAACTACTTTATTCACATCAAGATAAAATACTGGAATTGTAGTTAGCGAAACTGATGCATTATAAATCAAATTATTGTATAACATTGCTCTAACTTGTTCATAACAAGTGCCAAAAGAGTTCTTCTATTGAAAATAGCTCATCTAATCACTATTAATAAAAGCATAAGTTTGGCCGATAGAGATGTAATAAGCAATATTTTCTTGCATTTGTGTCAAATTTCCATCATTTGGAATATAAACAATATCTGGAATATCGGCTTCAAATACTTCATTTATCTTAGAGTTTTCTTCTACTTTTGTTCTTCTTCCAATTCGATTAACTCCAAATTTACCAATATCTGCCGAAGTATCAATAATATCCAACCAATATCTTAATTTTTCAGGGGCTACTTTAACATCAACATTATATCCGCCCCAAGGATTTTCTTGATTCCCTTCGCCATAATGGTCTTCCCATCTTGTTTTAAAGGATTCTGCACCATCTCTAACAAAAGTGCTTTTAGGGTCATAGATATTTCGCCATTCTGCTAATAACTCTTCATCATAATAAGAACCATCAGTAGAAGATCCATATGCTAATAATGCCTATCTATATAATTCTTCTCTCCAATTGAACCAATAAGATTCAGGTAAATCCGCAAAAGTTTCGTCTAATACTGGAGCTACTTCTTCGCCCCAATCTTCATCATTATTTGTAATTATTGTATCTAAATAAACTGCATATCTTGTTATTACATTTGTATTTTTATCTCTTATTGACCAAATTGATTTATGGCACAAAGAATAAGTGTCTCCAATAAGAGCACGATACTCTTCTTCTTTCTTATAATTGGGGTCTGTTGGCTCTAAATCCAATGGCTTCCTAATATCTTTTGGTCGAGTATCAATAGCCAAATGGTATCTAACCATTGACTGAGTTTTATCATCACTATTCTTTGTTCCCCAACAAATAAAATCATTCTTTATATTTGAATAATTCGGATTAAAGCTCACAGAAGTAACTAATGAAGCATCTGCAAATTCGTTAATAAATTGGTCATCAGTAAATTTTGGAAAGTATAAATTCTGAAGTTCAGAGTCATAGTCTACGCTTTGAGTAGAAACATTCCCAGCAGAGTCAGTAACTTCTTTTGTCCCGCTTGAAACAAAATTTAAAGGGGTTTTACCAGTTGCCTAAAAATTAGGGATTTGACGAAAATGAAAAATACCCTCTTCATCATAGAAATATTCATAATTACCAAGAGTATCTTTAATTGCATCTAAAACAGAAGTTACCGTAGATCCGGCCTTCATAATAAGTTCACCTGGATAAGTTAAAGGTGTCTCCATATATCCTACATTGTCGCCTTTAACATAAACTTCATCAAATCCGGCGACCGGCGGTGCGGCAATAACGAATGATCTTCCGCAGTTTTGTGCGCTTTCTCCTGTCTGTAAATTTAATGGCGTACTACCTGTATAACTGACTACGATTCTACCAACATCGGGAACATCCTCAACGCTTATTCTCGAAAAATGTTCTCCACCGAAATGATGGACACATTCTTTGATAATATCAACGATTAAAGGATATTCAGTAGTTTGATCTCCATTTGCATCAATAATAATCCTGTCATGGAAACTTGTTGAAGCTGGCAGTACTCCGCCGACAGTGCCATTTAAAGCCGCCATCTTATCCATTAGTTCTACTTTTACTGTTGCCGCTCCAGTAGCACTAATTGAAGAAGATGCTTTTGTAATAAAGAAAACACCCTGTTTAAACCATAGTGTTTCTCCATACTATTGATACTAAGGCAAATGATAAAATGGATTATTAAACCCTATTGATAAAGAAATCTTTTTATTGATTGAAATTAGATTATTTATGTCTGTAATATTTTTTGTCGTATCATCAAAAACTACTGTTAAACTGCAAGTTTTTCTAACAGGAGTGTTAGCGGCAATATTCATATTGCCGCTAACAACTTTGCCTTCAAATCTTGCTATTGGATTTTCGGTTTCAAAATCCAATATCATAATTGCAGCTTGATACTATCTAACTTTATACTGATTAACTTTCAATAAAAAAGATTTATCAGATAAAAAATCGTTCATAGTATCCTCCTTTAGCTTATCGCCGCTGTTGGAATTTCTGCTATTACAACAGTATTGGAGGCATCTTTAATATTCACCTTTATTGTTCCAGCAGCAGTTCCAGAGGCAGGCAATTTATAATTCAGAGTACCCTAATTAGGATTTGCAATCCAAACATTAGCATTTGTCCATCCTGCTGGTCGAGAATTGATTTCATAAGTAATTGGGGTTACTCCGCCAATTACTCCATTGGCAATATTTAAAGTGCCTGTCTATCCTGCGGTAGTCCCTGTAATTTCATGCCCATCCTATTTATAATAAGCTAAACTTCCTGTAATTTGGCCTACTGAAATATCTACACTTTTCTTCTGATTAGGATGTTTTGCATCCTATACTGTAATTGTTGCAATTCTTGGGGGGAAAGATGTTGATCCAGAATTACCCTAAAGTACACTTGGCTATGTCGCGCTAAAACCATAAGGAGAAGCGTTTGTGATAGAATAATTAAAGTTTCCACTACCACCTGAAACATAAGCACTAACATCAATAGGAGTAATATCCGTATTGGCGTTCATAGCAGGAATATCCAATGCAGGACTATCAGTAAAAACAATGGGATTTAAAATACCTTTAACATCAAAGTCCATTTCTCTAGAAGTCCCTTGATTATCAGTTACTCTAATAGTAATTAAAATTGCACTATCATTATATTGCTTCGGCGTACCAGTTAAATACACTGGAGTATTTCTTGTCTAAGTCAAATTAGTTGAAAGACCGATTCCTTGAGGAGGTGTTCCCACAATTTCCCAAGAATATGGACCAACGCCGCCATATAATTTTTCAGCAACATTCTTTTCTTCAATAGGCACGCCGACTTCCCAGAAGTCATAACTCATATTGTCTGGAGTGCCTAAAGACATAGTAGAAAATACTCCTTCAAAATGAACAGAAATTCTTAATTCAATTTCTGGAGTAGTAACATGGCCTTCCATCATAGACCTTGCAGGAATATGCAAAATTAAATCAGTATCACCAGGATCAGAAGCATTTGTAACTGTTCCGATTATAGATCCATTGGCCCAACTGAGTCCAGGTGGGATTGCATCTGGATTTGATACTTGCCATTCTGCTTGGTCATAAGTGCCAAAAGCAATCAACTAACCTGAGTTATATGGATCGTCAACGTTTAAAATTGGCACATTAAAAGTCTTATTTACAACTAAAGCTGTAATATAAGGCTATTCTAACACTTTAGGAGTAAACCAATTATCTATTGAACTTGCAGTTCTCTTTGGCTCCACGCCGCCATTATCATAAGCATAGAACAAATCTCGGATATTATTTGGCGCAGATACGGGATTTCGGATAGTTTCTCCACTTCGTGTACTGATTGTCCCGTCAGTAAAATTCAATTCAACATTTGGATCAAAAACTTGTTTTGTTCCATCAGTGCTGATATGGTATTCATATGGATTTCCAACACCAGGAGTACCGCCGCTAGCTTGACATACTTGCAGATTATGAATTTCAGATTTACCAGCTATTAAAGTAAGTCCGCCCATAGAGTTTAATAAATTCAAAATAAAGGCATCTCCAGCTTTTCCGACATTCAATACATCCTAAACGCTTTGCCCTAAAGCATCTGTAATAATAATCTAAAATGCCTAATTTGCATTTCTTTCTGTTACATAACCACTAATATAAAAATTATTATTGGGATTATCTGCTGTGCCAGGTGTATCTTCTGCCATTTCATCCTATTTAATCTCTAATGGATAAAACAGATAGTCTGGTGATACTTTAATTGAATATGGCGGCTTGCCGCCATAAACTCCATCAATATAAATCTTAATTTCTTCATCTTCTACCGTATTTTCAAGATCTAATTTTTTGTCCGCTGGCTAATTCCAATTTAATTCTGCATAAATTTCCGCACAAGGGATATTATAAGTAATTGTTTCTACTTCTTTAGAACTATCACTTATAGTAATCACGATATTATGAGCTGCCATTGGTGCCTTCGGTACGCCTCGAATGTCCAATGTTTTTGAGCCATCATAGTGGACTGTTGTTGTCGCTGTTAATCCACTTGGCAGTCCATCACTTACTTCCATAGTATAAGGGTCTTGGCCGCCCTAGATATATTCGTAAGGGATAGATAAAATAATCTCGTTGGGCTAATTCACATAACTTTCTGGAATAGTTGACTAAACTGGCTCTCTAAAAGACAATTTAGATTGAATTTTAACTATATTGATCGTAATACTTCTTCTTTCTCCTCTAGCATCTTCTACCCAAATTTTTGCTTCTCTTGGATCACTACCAACAGAGGCTCTTCCTGTAATTACTCCATAGTTATCTATTGAAAAGTCTGGAATTAACCTTTCAGAAGTAAAACGATAATGAGGCTCATCATTAAAAGGTAATCCACCAGTAACTGCTTCAAAACCTTCTGCCATCAAATTGATAGGAGCAATAGTTAATCCAAGGTTCATTGGAGACCCATCTTTATAAGGATCAATATCATAGGTAGCCGAATCGGTAAAAATAAAGGCGGGTACAACTTCTTGATAAATAATCTCAATCTCATCATAATTCTGAGGATTGCCAAAATCAGTTGCTCTAATACGAGCAGTTCCCGCGGCAACTGCCTACGTAGGAGTACCGCTAATTATTCCGGTTGCCGGGTCAATATCGATCCCAGGTGGAAGCCCCTAAGCACTAAATTTATATCCTGTTGGCCAGGTGTCAGTATCTTCACTTTTATATCCTCCAGAAACACCAGAAGATAAATTCTTTTCAACAATAGGTACTCCAACTTCTGACCATCCTAAATTAAAATCAAGGCTATCCTAAAAGAAAATCTACTATACGCCCTCACCATATTCAATAAGCTACTGTTTTACCTATCCAACTCCATCAGAAACAGTGATTGTGGCAAAACCGCCCTTTGTCGGAGATAAAAAAGCTCCCTTTATGAATCCATTTTCATCAATAGATAATCCTGCTGGCAATCCAATTTCTGTCCAAAGGTAGCCAACACTAGAAGTAGAATCTTCTAATTGACTAAATTTAACTCCACCTCTTACAAATTGAGAAATATCAACGGGGGTTATCTATTTTCCAACAGTAGTAATTGGAATTGTTACCGTAATTGGCTCAAAGATTAACTCACTATAAATATATCCAACATTAATTACCATTGTTGCTCTGTGGCGCTCCTGTCCATCGGCATTTCCATCTACAATTGGATTTTGGTAATCTATATTTCCATTAAAATCTTTTTTGTAAATACTTTCGACTACTTTTAAAGTAATGGAGTCAGGCATTCGGGGAGCGTTCGTGTCTGTATGAGTAGGCGCACCATAGATAACTCCTGTTTCAGGGTTTAACTTTAATCCCGGAGGAAGTTGTCCATCAGAAACACTGAAAGTTAAAATACTTACTTCAGTGTATTGTTCATCGTAATTGATTTTATTAGGAGTGATATTTTTTACTCCTAACATTGTATTGATTGGAGTAATCTCTGTTCCAGAAATAGTATCAGGAATGTTAAAACTACGGTTAAATTGATAAATCAATCCAGTATAAACATAAGGGTCAAAATCGCCCCTGATATGTCTAAACTCCGTAATTGTTTTAAGGATTTTGTTAATTAAGTCAAGTTTTGCGCCATTAACATACCATTCATTCCCATAGGGAGAGAAAGCATTATAAGCGTATCCAGGTAGATACTCTAACCTTTGTTCTTCTTCTAATCTATCTCCTCTTGTAGGATCATCTGGATCAGGGTTCTCTAACCAGTATTTATAATCTTTATTTTCATAAAAGATAATTGTTAAATAATCTTCATTTGAGATAATATCCCCTTGATTCAAATGTGTTGGGAACCCTTCAATAGCCTATGATTTAATTTCACATGGAATTAAATCATAATTTATCAAATTCTCCAGATCATACTCAGCAATTTCAGTTACTGTGCATGAAAGATTATAAGTCATTCTTGCACTCTTATCTTGAGGAGTAAATGAAGCACCGCTAATCATAACGATCATATTTCCTTCGGTTTCAGAACGGAATAATTTTGGTTTTCCGTCAGATAACCATTCCATTACAAAATCTCTGAATTTACGTTCAATATAAAAGTTTTCGCCCTTTTTAGAAGTATCAAGATTTCTTGTAATGTTTCTGAAATAATAATCATCATAAATAGACATTGGACCAAATACATCTCGAGAAGATTCTGTACCGAGCTGATAAATTGACTCATTTTCTTCCTTAGCCATTTCATGCAATCTTCTTCTACTGATAGAAAATTGAGTTTCCCCATAAAGGTCTCTGTTCAACACTACTAATTTAGAACCATTATCATTATCCCACCAAAGACCATTGTCTTTATCATTTCGTAAGAAAGTTGCTGTTGGGTCAAAATTAATAGAAACCAAACCACTTAAACTAAAAGTTCTATAATTAGTCTGAGCATTTCGAGAATAGAAAGGATATTTACTTCCAATAGTAGTTTGGAAATTATCCTGAGTATTTCGTTTAAAACTTGTTACATTTACTGCGCCCTAAAGTCTTAATTGATGTTTTCTGGTTGTTAAGAAAACAGTAGAATCCATATCCATAAGTCTTGCGTAACCTTTATTTTCATAACCCCAAGGATACGGATTTATAACTGTACCCATTACAACGCCATCTTTATTCACATAACAAGCGACATACTAATAGTCTTCTCCCATTTCAACGCTAAAATCTTTAATAGTTATTACTGTATTCTAAGAAGCCTTTATTCCTTGAGAAACTTTAACTGTTTCTAAAGTATAAACATTGCTTCGATATAAACTAATTGTTTCTGTTCCTGTTAACTGATAAGTTAAAGTAAGATCTTTTGCTAAAATACCGTCGCCGAGTTCTTCTCCAGTTAACTATGCATCTTCCATTTTACCACCTAAATTAGGAATTTCCTAAGTATTTTTAAGTGGGAAAATGGTCAAAGTTTTTCCTCTAACAGTATTATTTTTTGTAGTGGCTTCCACTGATACAAAAATAGTTTGAACCGGAGCAATAGGTAATTTACATTGCATCACATAACTACCATCTTGTTGATACTATCCATTAAATACTAAGGTATTGAAACGAGAACCATACATATCTGCATATTCATAGACTACTCTTACCTAAGCTAATGGATCATCCAATTTTGGAGCATAACTATACACCAATTCCGGAACGAAATCATGTAAATTATACTCCAAACTTTCCGCAGCTTCTCCATAACAATATACTGTTTGAAGATTAGACCACTCTCCAAAAGCGGAGGGAACTTGACTGGTAGAATAATTTCGCCAAGCGGCAAAAGCTCCAAATCCAATACCATCTAATCCATTTGTAGCAGGGTCCCATAGGGTATTCGCGCCAAAACGAACTTGAACAGTATAAGTAGTTCCCTCTTTTGGACGAGCGCCATCAAAACAACGATAAGGAATCTAAATTACATAGTTTCCATTATCTTTCCGCTTAAAATAAGCTCCTCCCTCACTTCGTTTAATATACAAAACCTGCGAATCTGGTGAAAAATCACTATTTACAGCAGATTCGTTTGTAGACTGATACTTGATAGAAACTTGCACATGCCCTATATCAGTCAATACATTGATAGAGGGCATGGCAAATTCAATTTCAAAGAAATCATCATTTGCAGGTTTAGAAATAAAGGGAATCGCTCTTGCTTTTGTTTCCAGTACAGGAGGGTAAAAAGCAGGCATTGTTAGTCCCCTTTCTTAGTCCATTTCGATGAAATCAAATAAAGCATCCATAACTGCTGGAGGAATTTCATCATTTTCAGACAAAACAATAGGAGAGTACTCAACTTCAATTGTTGAATCACTAAACTCGCTCAATTTAGCGTTCAATTCCTCAACTTTATCTTCTGGCACTCGATAACTACCATTATCTTGTCGAATACCTCCTGATTGCTCAGCCATAGTCATTACAGTATCTTGAATTGTAATTAAATGTTTTTCCAACTCTTTCTTCAACTTAATAATATTGTATGTTGTTTTTCCGCTGCATTTAATTTGTTTTCTGCTCTCTTCCCAAATTGGGAAAAGATCTTCGCACATATGGCGAATTTCTCCAGTAGTAATAGCTTTAATCATAGTTTTATCTCCTTTTTATCAGTTTTGTGCCGCCTAATTTGCGATAGTTTTGTCAGATTTTTTATCATCTGGTAATTGCGGACGGCCGGCGCCACCAGTAGAATCTGAAGTTACAGAACCAGAACGTGCAGTATCAGCTTGTCCTCCAACGGGAGTAACTTTACCACCAGAGAGGATTTGCTGCTGCTGCGCCTTAATATCGCTCCAAGTACCGGAAGACATAGTATTGGAGCTAAATGGAGGCAGCATATAAGCATCAAGCTGCATAATCTGCTGTTCGAGTTTCGCCATAGAAATAACCTCTTTCTGAGTATGTCCAAGAGCGACCATTGGCAGGAAGCGGCTAAAGCCGATCTTTGTGAGATTCTCATACTTGCTGGACATATCAGAAGAATTAAAGATAGAAGTAAGTAGCATCTTCATGCGGAACTTCAAATCTTTCTTATTGAACTTCCATTCAAGATAGCGATTAAAGAATTGCTCAAACTGAAGAAGTAATGGCTTAATATAAGCCTCATCAATAATGATTGACTTCTCAAGAGCAAGATTGCCGTCGGTATTAAACAAATTAGCTGAAATACCAAGGGCGTTATAAACACTATTTTGAGCGGCTTCGAGGTTATTCTGAGATTCAGTACCGCTACTTGTCGCCAAATCTTCAAGAGATACTTCTGCAACAGTAGACAATACGCTTACTCCAACAGCATCGCCGACCATATCTACGGCATTTTGATTTAACTGTTGAAGTTCTTTCATAGTGAATGGAATTTGACCATTTTGGTCAAGTTCAAACTTCTGAATCAAAATCTTTTGGATTTGCTGAAGCAACTTCTCTTTTTCAAGATCTTCCACTTCATCAAGTCCAATAATATCAGGAATCGCATACAAGAAGGGTGGAATGTCCTCATCATTAAAGTTAAACTTGAATGAGCGGTTCATATCCAGCAGAATCCAACCCGCATCATCGCCTTGCTCTTCAGCAGGAAGTTTTCCAGCCTTGTATTTACGATACCCAATTTGGAACTCTTCAGGAAAAAGACCAAGAAGTTTCTCCCTATACTTTGGGTCAGAGGTTACCTTATCAAAGTATTGGACATTAAATTCCACGAGAGGCATTCCCTTATAAAGAAAACGGGAACGACAGAAGTCAACAGGCAAATCTTGGACAACAAGTTTATCATTTACATCATCACAGATGTAACCATAATAACAGCCTTCAATACAAACCGTATTTGCCCATTTACGGCACATCAGTTGAATTGCCGAATTGTCAAAATGCTCAAGCACCACATTAAACTTCTTCAAAATCTTGTCGTTAAACTCATCCGTCATTTCCAAATCAAGATCAAGATTTGGATAAAGCAGAAAATCATATTTATAAATGTCTGCTAAATAACGAACAGCACGAGCATAGACGCCGTTAGTTTGGAAGAAATACTTTGACAGAGAACGAATTTGCTTCAAATCTGTGCCTTTAGTTACCTCGATCATTTTGTCATGTGTCTATCGAGTCCAGTCAACGGAATTGCGGCCTTTAGTATCTTCTTTATAGATGATAGCTTCGGCCGGCTTGATAGTCATTTTACGGACTTTTAATAAACCAAAGTCCATTGGTGGGCGCGGAGTATTGACGCGCTTAAACATAGGCTTATCCATATTGCCCTCCTTTCTCAATCAAAGTATTTACCCTACTCCAAAATGGAGTCAAGTGTCATTGAATTATATTCAGTGTATGGAACTGCGACTAAAGTATACCCTTTAACCGCACAGTAGGAACGCTTTCTCTTATCGTTAGCCTACTATCTTGCAAAGCCTTCCTTAGTTTGGAACTTTTGCTTGTAATGCTATTCACCTTGCATCTCTAAAAGAAATTTTGGTCTTTCTTTTTCCATATCTTCTGGAGATTCAAAAATAGCAAAATCAAAGCGCAGCGGGATGCCTCGGTCTGATTTCAAATCAGGGAAAGAAAATTCTGTAACATACAAAATGTCTCCCTAATCAAGAAGCATAGCTGCCTTTCGCTCCATGATGGAAGGATGGTCATTTTCTTGCCAAGGCATTTATGTTCCTCCTTGTCATCGCTTTATTATATAAAGCATTTTATAACATCAAAAATAAAATTATTTCTTTCTCTTTCGTAGATTAGAAGTGTATTGTCCATTACCCTTCAAAGTAATACGAGAACGCATAGACTTCTACCCATCTCGACGACCAGCAATTTTCATAGCCTGATCCCAAGAAATCGCTTGACGCATCAAAGCTCGGTCATCAATCTCTATTTTAATATACCAAAGAGCATAACCCATAGCTGACACTTTATCCTTCTTGATATTCTTATTTGTACGATCAAGAATAATGTTTACGCCCTCATGCTTCTCTTCCAAGTTAATCATCTAATCTTTCAAGATAGAAGTTTGCATAAATGGCACAATCCAGTTTGCTTTATCGTCTTCAGTCATATCTTTAAACTTTAAAGCACGACTTGCGTCCATTTTCATCTTGGCCTGGCGTTCATCAATAAGAAAACGAAGTTTACCAGTAGTTAATTGTGTTTGCAGATTGGCATACATTTCTGTATTAAATGGGGCATTTGCCTTAATGATATAGAGTAAATTTGGAATCATATCCGCGCTCTTAAATTGATTGTAGTAGCCTTTATCATCATTAGCTACACCCCAAGGACGCAAAAACTGATTAGTACGTACATCTACTTGGGATTTAATCAATTCATCAATTAGGCCGGCGCCAACGCCCGCGCCGTCGATGACGACTGCTCTTGGATGATATTTTTCATAGAGCAGCTTAATTTCAATCGCTTGCTCAGCGAAGTGCATTTGCTCGAAAGAGTAGATATTGACAAGATGCTTTGTAGAAGTAGTTCCTGTTTGTGGGATATATTTCCACACACAAACTTCTGATTGGTCAGAGAAACGGCCAACATCGATGCCAAATACATAATCTACACCTTTGCCAAGGTTCTTTTCTCTCTCAAATACTGGCTCTTGAAGAGAACGGTATTTATCAAATGTTTCTGCCGCGAAGTAAGCATTTTCAGAACCACTGGACCAGCGGCTCAAATACTCACGACCAAAGGAAGTGGGATTGAATGTACCACTCATCTTCTGTTGACGAATAAAGTCCATATTCTGCAATCCTGCAATAATAGGGATTTTATAGGAGCCACCCAGTACAATCGCTTTATTTGGCTCTGTCAACTAACGCAATAGCGTTCTAATCAGAGTATGATAAGCATAGGTATCCTTAAATCCAGCAGTAGTAACGCAAATCTTCTGCTGAGAAATGGTTTCGGCTTTATTAAATTCACCATTTGCCGCACGACGCTGAATAGCAAGAGTAGGGATAATAACTTCCTGAATAATATCAGGATCGCCCTCAATAATCTCCTCAAGAGTTAAGCCTGTAAAACGCAGACCACGAGAGGATTGCTTAGCGGCAAGGTTACTCATTTGAGAACCGTTCTTAAAGTAAATAGTGAATTGGTCTTTAACCTTCTCTGTTTTTCTAATCTCAAAGCGCAAGATTGGTAACAGAGTAAGGATTTCTGAAACCTTGGACTCCAAGATGGCCGCCGACTGACCTTTTGTAGTAGCTGCGATAGCCAATTTGGTATTAGGATACAAGATACACTCTAACATATTCCAGAGGTCATCAATGAAGGACTTTGAAGTACCACGGCTAAATGTTAAGAATACATCCTTATATCTCGCCATTGCACGCAAAAAGATTCGCTGGTATGGGAATAATTTGAAAGTACAATCTTCTCCAGACGCTTGAATATACATATCAACAAGTTTATCTGGATAAGCTCGATAGAATGATATTGCTTTTCGATATTCTTCGATATTATCAAGGATTTCTTGTTTGCTAACTACGCGGGTAAGAAGATTGTTTTGATTATTCTTCTTAATCGGTAGTGGCATTACCTTGTCCCTCCTCAATATCAGCAATATCGCCCAACAATTCGCGCTCAAGGGCAGCAAAATCGTCATAATCTTCGACAGCATTTGGAAGCGGGTCTTGTGCCAAAATTGCTTCGGTATTCTCTACCATTTCAGCAATATTGGATTCGCCGCGTACCAGATACTCGGTATATTCTTGCATATCTCTCAATACCTAATCAATCTTATCATTAGGTTGATCGACATAGAACTCTGGAATAAAACCGCCCTCACGTTCAACCAAGAAGGCCAACTGCGAGATGGCAAAAGTAGTATGCTGACGGTCTTTTTGCTGAACAGGCGCCAGATTTGCAGACTTAATGAACATATCGAGCTGACGGCCGATTTGTGATGCAGAAGCCACATCATCAATATCGACATATTTATTCATCTTCATAGTCATTTTACAAATCATGCGCGCATTAGAAATTGCGATGGGATCTTGAATAACATAAGACTCCATCATATCCTGAAGCATTTGCTCCATATAGAGGTATTGATCCTCAGTATAATCTTCGCCCCAGTTTACTTTCAACTCATTGATCTCTTCCTGAGTCAAGTTATACTTGGAAGTCTCTGGTGTCAAGCCATAAAGCGCAGACATATCCGGCGCAGTAACCATAGCTTGGGCTGGCTTTTGAGGCGCAATATCACCAAAGTTTAGCATTTCTTCAACTTTGGCTTCGGCCTCAGATTCACTATCGGTTTCTTGACGCATAGCGGCAAGCAAAGATTCAGTTTCCTCTTTAGTCTTAGCCTCAGAGTCCGCCCAACGATATTTCTTATATTGGTTTAAGTGCATCAAACTGATATACTTGCCAACAATAGATCCAGCTTTTGCGCTTTTCTTCATAAGAAGTTTACGCCATTCACTTGGGATGTATGGCACATCTACTTCTTTCAGAATTGGTAAAAAGGTCATAGGGTCAGTATCATCGACCCTCATTGCCAGACAAGTTTTACACTCTGGAAGTACTCCAGTAGGATGTTTGTCTGTACGAGAGGTCTTAAAGAATTGCTTCTCGTCTAAAGTCTTTTTACAGCAAGTGCAGAAATATTTTCCGTTACCTTTGGCAACAGCTTGCTGATTTGGGCGGTACAAATCGCGTACCGCGTTAAAATCAATTTTCATAGAAATGTCTCCTTTATAATATCCTTTTGCTCCGACGAGGCAAATCCTTTATAGATCCCTATGGCCTTGGGTTTTGCTTCATCGTTCAAAATAAAAATTATTTTATAATACCTTAAATAAAATAAGTTGCAATAAAAAAATTTTTATGCTATAATATAGTTAGAAAATAAAGAAAGGAGTCCTTTATGAATCCAGTCATTAGCGGCAATGGTGAGATTGCCCTTATGTGCGATGACCCTAAGATTGTCGCCTATGATGGCCTTGAGCAATGGCAAATCGACCAACTCGTAACGCCAACAAGCGACTCCAAAGCCTCTGCAAATATGTACTTGCAAACAATAGATTAGATACCAGAAGAATGGGTTAAAAGTCTAACCCAAACTCAATGGCAGAAAATAAAACGTCAAAGATCATTATTCGGGATTAAACTCCCAGATTCTTGGATTAAAGTTTGGCGATTTATTCTAAAAGAGCCTAATCTAAGAGATAGCGAAAGAGCCTCCCGCGGAGGGAAAGCACTTGGGTCATATTCTCACCTTTGGAATGTATGGTCAATGGAATGTATTGACCGATATTTAAGTCCTATGGAAAAGGACTTACTTAGTATGGTCGATATGGGCATCATTTATAGCGAGATAGGCGAAATTATGCTCGGTAGGTATGGAGATAAGTTTTGGAAGCCGCGAAAAGCCACTTCTAAAACAACACCGAGTCAAGTTGTAAACAACTATCTTTACTGGAAAATGCCTAACAAAATCGCGAGGTCGGAATTGACCGAATTAGCTCTCTCTTATATAAAAAATAAAAAGGCACCCGTATAATACGGGTGCCTTTTATATTATGCAAATCTTGCATAGATATTCTTTTGATTTTCCTCGTCTGCATAAGAGCCTTCAAAACTAATTTCAGTAGTTGTCATTTTAATATAATTCAATGGCGTATGACCATTTGTCCAGTTGGCGCCAATATCTACTTCTTCTGGAGCAGAAAGCATAGCTTTTTTCTCTTCAAGATAAAGCTCAGGAACATGAGGACCAGTGCAAACTCCAGACTCACCTAAACGATAAATATGGACATTACCTACACGGGTTCCTAAAAATACTCCACCCTCATGAGCCATTTTTCCAGTTGCAGTAGGATCAAAGTATAAGAAAGCGTTCATTGCTTGGTCATGAGGAGAAGGTACCGTCCAAGTTCCCTCAATATGGTCAGTGTTTTTCTCAACACCTATACCGATTGGACCACTTGCTGTCCTTAAAATAACCTTATTGCCACCTGGATCAGACTGTGGGTTTCCACCCATATTGCTGCCCATATCAAAAACAATACCATAATCAAGACCATTGTTATTGCCTTCATGTATCCATGTCTATCCAGTAGTAGTAACATTATCTCCTCCAATTCCTCTTACAAAGAAATGGAAGTGACCTCTTGTAGTCCAGGCAGATTCACCATCAGAAACCATAATAATTGGAGAAGAATACCAAGAAGTAATACCGATAGCAGGAGCTTCTGTTGCACCAATTCCTCGGCCAGCACGATTCTATAATCCCATAAATCCAATATAATTACCCCAATTCTTTTGACCATACCCGTCTACTGTACCATTCGCAGGACATTCACTTTCATTCTAATCTTGGAACTCTCTTCGTAAGAAGTGTACCATGCCTTCAGTTCCCCATGGACCTACTCTAAAATAGTTTGTTCCTTGAAGATCTCCGTTAGTACCACCAGTGGCGAAACTATAAGATCCTGATTCGAAGATATTCATAACAGTCATGTAACCATTAACTGTTGTGCCATCTTGTCCAGGAACCGTATCATTAGTTTGTCCATAATGGAAATGCATTGGCCAGAAGTGTCCTTGCAACTTAGGTCTATTCGCTCCTTTGCCATCTGCCTAACCATCTACTGGCAGATAAGAAGTAAAAGCATCAATACCGAATAAAGCGTTTTGCTCAAGAGTATGACCCTCGCCGATACCAGTATCTCTGCCGCCACCTCTCGCTGTTGAACCGTAGTTATTAATAGGACCTTTCATAAAGTTATCTCTACCAACAGCATTTTCATGCATTGTAAAATCTTCCATGTTTTCGAGAGGGATACCTAATCCAACAAAGCCGAAAGTCTGGAATAAGTTACCTTGATTTTCTTTCATTCCTTTCCATGCAGAGGGGAAAGAAATATCATCAAAGTTTCTAGCAGGGCCGATACCAACATTTCCGTAGAAATGTACAGGACCAATAAAATCAGATTCTGCAATCTAAATTAAATGTCCATAATCTGGGTCATCTACACCTCTACCACCCATGATGTGGAAACGGCCAATATCAATAGAACCACCATAAATTTTAATGCTATTTGCAATTACATTACCATTTGGATCAACATAAAAGCCTAATCCTTTACCTTTTTTACATTCGCCTGGAGTACCGTTTTCATCAATAGGACGAAGTGCATCAAAAGGCGCTAAAAGTGCTTTAAATTCGCACTCTTGACGGGCTTCATCATGCATCATAACGTAGCTCTCATCAGCATGAGGAGGTCTATGACCGATACCAATTTCTGCACCTTGGATACGACCGCCGACAATATTTGAACCAATTAAGACGCCCATAAAGATACCGTTCATGGCCCAAAGCGTTCCATCGTAGGTTACCATAAAGTTACGGTCGCCAGGAATATTTAAGGTAGAGAATACTTGGTCGTAAGAACACCAAGAAATAAGTCCTGGCATAAGACCCTTTTGATGCTAACCAATTTCAATGGCAGGAGTAGTAGATGCTCTTGACGGCGCGAAACCAGAGAGTTGTTTACCGTTATTTTTATTAGATTGATCCCAGTTTTCTTTTTCTGATTCTTTCAACTATTTCTAAAATTCATCCATCTTTTCCTCATAGTCAGGATCATCTGGACTAATATCAGCTATTGGAGTAACTCTTTGGAAAATTAAAGCGTCCTTTGTATCATATGGTTCTCCAGTATTTGGATCTGTACCAATTCCCCAGAAATAGTCAATCTTTTTACATTCTTTCTCCGCGCTGGTATTTAAAGCTTCCCAATCTCCATCATATCTATCCAAATCTGCATAATTTTTTGCCTAATGAGTACCAGTGCCAAGCCAATAAGGCAAAGCTCCATCTGGTTTAATATAGGCGTTAGACCACAATTCTTTATACCAGAATGGCAATTTATTGTGGTCGACGGTATTTATTTGGTCATTCCATAAGAAATAAGCTCCGTTAAAACCCTATTCAAAATACTTAGGATTTCCATTTTCATCGTATCCATTTGGTAATCCAACGAAACTGGGTCTTTGTTCTCCATTACCATCATCGTCAGGACTATCTGTACCTTGCCCCTATTCACTATAAGCGTCATCATATTTCCAATATCCTGTAACATGACCTGTTTCTGGTGAAACAGCATGAGTTAAGTCACTTAATGTCAAACGCATAGAGTTCCACATTGGATCTCCGATGGTAGGTGACTCAAACATACCATTACCGCCGCCATAAATAGTGGCATTAGTACCATCAATAACAATACGTCCGCCTCTATCAGCTCTACCGAAGAACGCAGTTCCATTTTCAAGAAGGGCAAATGATTGTACGCCGTCTTGGTATCCGAATAGGCCGGTTAAATAAGGCATATGCTTATTAGCCTCTTCATCATGGGCAAAACTATCACCAGTAATATCTTCTCGTTTTAAAGAGGCATCAGCGCCCATCAAAACACCAGTAAAAGCATTTGTTGAAGGCCGTTTATAACCAGCACCAACAGTAATGGCAAAAATAGTTCCTCTTTCTTCATTCATGTCTATTCCTTGGCCATCCCAGCCGTTAATATCAACATTTCCATAAGCATTTAGATACATAACTTGGTTACGCAAATAATATCCATTACCAAAAGGAGAACTACCAGGCTTATTCCTTAAAACACCCCAGAAACCTTCAGCCATATTTAAATGCTATTTTGCTCTATAAAATTGTTCATAAAGCTGAGTTTTAGCATTTAATAAGGTCTCAATGGTTTGAGTTAATGGCGTTAAATTATAAGTCTCGTAATTTATTTCTTCTTTTGCTCCTTTGCCGCCGTACTTAAAATACATAGCATCGGGGAAAACTGAAGGATCATAACCAGTGGCATTATAAGTTACATACTGAGGCCAGTTCAAGGCAATTTTCTTTACTGGATCGAAAAACTCAAAATTGTTGTCAGAAGAACTAAAATCAATATTATCTTCGTTCACCAACACATCAACAGGGAAATAAGAAACGATAGAGTTAATACGCTCTACATTACCTTCAACTTGAATCATTTTAGTCTTCTGATCATATTGACCTTTCATAATGTCAACTTGCGCTTTAACAATGAAACGATAAAGCATATCTTCCATTGAAGCGCCAGTACCTTCATTGGCATTATCAAAGAATCTTACCTCAATCGCGCCATAATTTTCATTATTAAAACGCGGATCTTCAGACCCATATTGACGAGAAGGATAAACTGTAAAGCCAATCAATCCACCAGGTGTGTTCTCATAGTCATTTACCTTAGAACTATAAGCATTTGCCATTAAGCCATTTGCAGCATTTGGCTCAACGGCGTATTGAGTTCTAAGGTCCATGCCGCCATTTTCCCAGAAGGTTCCATCGCGGCCATATAGAGCGCCAGGTTTCTCGACATCCATTGTCCCGTCGGCATGATAAAGTCGTAAATTCGCCGCATAGCGAACTCTATTTTCTGCCGCAGTAGACATGAAGCTTGCTGGCATACGAACGTCCCAGTAAACCTTGTAGAAATATCCTTCAAAGGGGTCCATCTACTCAAGAGGGACTCCATTCTTTTTGACGAATGGACGCAAGAAAACTCGGAAGTTTTTATCCTGTTCATAACCGCCTTTGCCATTTGGATGAATAATTAAAGGAGCAGGATAATCAAGTGCTTCAATATAAGCTCCCTCTTCTTGATCTTCGCCATATTTCCAGTTACAAGGTTTAATCTATGCTGACCATTCTGCACCAATGGTTCCCATATCGCCATCTTTAATGAAAAAGATAGTCTTTTTGAAGTCATAATCAATACCATTAACAGTTTGTACTCTAACTGTAAAGATATTGTTTTCAGGCTTAGCTTTTTCCTTATCGTATTGATTTTCAATTTGGAAGTGAATAGTGTTCTCAAAATCTACCCAAATATTGGTCATCATAGAATTTGGGAACTGCCCTGTTTTGCCTGAATCCGTTGTTGAAGTTTCATCGTAATACTCTCGATTTGAAAGAGGAGTTACGCCATCGGGGCCGAAAATTGTGATAACATAATCAGAAGCAGTACCTTCCGCCCAACTAATTTCTGGTTCAAGAGTATTATCTTTTTCAGCAGCCCAATCTTTAATAACTCCGAGAGCATCATAATTGAACGTATCTCTGCCGACCCAGTCAATCAATAGACTTCCGTCCGTCGCAGAAATTACGTCATATCTTAAGACAGTAACTTCATCTACTTGAGCAACAGCAATTCCAGTATTATCTGGGTCAATTTCATAAGGATCATAAGCGGCGACATGGAAAATAGCAATATCGTTTAACAAGAAATCATTTATTTCAAGAGGCCCATGGAGATAGGGATCGGAAATTCTTGTATAAGAGCCATCTTGTAACTCTAAATACCAAGTGCCAAACCATTCTCTATAATTGGTTCCAGTCGACGGATCAATCTCATGGACACTTCTATTTTCATCCAATACTCGCAGATAAGTCTTTCTTCCATCTTTAGAAGTAAATTGCTCTACTTTAAGTGCATATTTAGAGTCTAAGCGAATAATTTCTTGTTCAACTTCTGAACGATTAATTTCAGACTGTTCTGTTGTACTCATATCTCTATAAACAATTACTGCTTTATAAATCCATTTAAAATCTACTGCCTCTTTTAATACCGTTAACTCATTGAAATTTATGGCATAGTTCTTGTCGCCCTCTTGAATAAGTTTCTCAATAGGATACCATCCAGGGCCGCCATAGTCAAACCAAGTATTTCCATGCTCATCTTTTTCTTGTTCGGTTGGCGTAGTAGAAGTTACATCAGCTTTTTGTCTAAACCAATGCACTTCAATTGCTTCTGGAGAGGTTTGAGTTAAATCTTGTAACCCGTGTTGTAAGTGAGCAATAAGTCGCACACTACCTCTTCCAGTAGGTCTATCTTCATTTGCTGAATAGAGAGTGTCTCCGTAAGGAGTCTCCATCCAAGCATAAAAAAGAGTATCAGTTAAATTGACTTTTTGGGCAAAACGAATATCAATATTATCGCAGAAGATATTATTTCTATCTAAAACTGAATTTTGGGTATCAAAGGACATTGTACCATCAGCTAAAATGGTAGGAATAATATCAGCGATCATCTACCCATCTTGCCACAAAGAAATACTATATAAACCGCGAAGAGCGTTTTTGGTAGAATAGTATCCCTTTTGAGGAGTATCTGCGACAAAGGCATAAGGCGCCCCGCTAAATTGTTTAAAACCAAGATCGAAGGTTACGATTGTATATCTTTTCTAAACGGCTAAATTTTCAAGTTCAGCTCTCCACTCAGCATCTTCTTTATCTATTTGTTCTTTATATGCTCCGCCCTAATCGTAAAGATTTTGGTCTATTGTCTCTAACCAAGCTTGATACTTAGTGTTGTGCTCTAACCACTTATCGCCTTTACTTGTCTTATAATCTGGGTGAGATGGGTCCTGAATATACAAGGGATTATCCTAAATACACTAAACTCTTAATCTATATTCGCCTTTAGAATGAGTATTTTGAAACTCTGTTCTAAAATTAGCAGAAATCATAATTGAATCATAAACCTAAGAATATCGACGGATTTGTTCATCAGCTTCTGCTAATTCTTCGTTAGTCATAAAAGAAGTAGGGTAATCTACTGTTGGATAACCTTCTCTTGGTTTAGGAACAGAACGAAGCCACCCATAATCCTAAAAATGGGCATCTTTAGTCAAAGCGGCTTTATATTTGTCTTCTACTGCGCATATTTGCATCGGCACCTAAAGACCTTTATACCAGCTTTCTAGCCAGTTAGGACCTTTAATAATATAGAAATTTGTCATATCTGACAAATCGCCATAAGTAGTATTGTTTTTATAAGCCGAACTACCAAGGATTATCTTCTTGCGAGAATAATCCCCACCGGGGACAAGGACATAGACCTTGTCCCCTTTTTGATAAGTTACAGTGGGGTCCGCCGCTTCAGCGGAGAAAATATTTCCCTGATACTCGACTTTATACTCGCCGATGTCAATATTGACAACTGACTGAATTTCACAATCAATTGTTTCATCTCTTTTAGCCGCGTCTACATTGGCTTGAGAAATTGTATTTATTGCGCCAAAGAAATTTTCAACTAAACTAGATGACATTTCTTATCTCCTTTCTATCAGCGATTATTTCGAGTAGCGTACTGAACAGCTTGATTTATCAAGTTATTCAATGCTTCTTCAATCTCTGCTGCGACAGAGACATTGGGGAATGTTGCGTCAATAGAAACAGTTTGGTCAACTTGCTGGATATCCTTGTTGATAACTGTCTTCTCTGCATTGCTTTCAGTTTTCTTTGCAATATCAGTATTCATTGAACTCATTCTCATTTTTACAACTTCACGCATATTTCGAACAGCATCAAGAATATTTTGCGTATCTTCTGCATTTAATACTAATTCTGGACCATCTTCAGCTAAAGAACGAATCTAAGGTTTCTTAATTAATCCACCAGATGCGGTATAGCCTCCCATGCTAGTCCAATAATCATCATCATCAACCCAAGATGGTTTAAGATTAGGATTTGAAAGAGCACCTATAATAGCATCTTCCATAGCATTCTTTTCTGATTCTAAAGTAGCATCGCTATCATATAAAGGATTTTCATAAATTCCCTATTGGTCAAAATCTTTCATTTGATCAGAAGATACCTTATTTTTTCTTTCTTCAAGGATCTATTTAGCTTCGTCGGTATTCGCCCATTCTTCATAAAGAGCAGCATCATAAGCGCCACCTTTTCCATGAGCCATAGAATACGCATAATAACTAGATACGCCTTTATCAGTATAATCAGTATTCCAATCATAATACCCGTTATTAGCTAAGGACTAATCAGTTAATTGTTGTAAAAGAGCAATAGCAGCTTGAATTTCTGCCTCAAGAGCTTGAATTGCAGAAATCATACTATTAACATTAGCCCAGACATCTGCAGACATCGCTGAAAGTGCATTAGAAGCAGTAGCCTAAAGATTCCAAATATCTCCTTCAAGAACACTGTTTGTATTCATGATGTCTTGAGCAGCGCCATACACTTCAGAAGCCATATTATCATAATCAATACCAATAATATCAGTTGCTTCATCGACAACTCCTTGATATTGCTTAGTATTTTCTTCCAATTTAGTATGATAAATAGCGTGTTGCTCAGTATAAGCCTGCTGCGCAGCTTCCATGCTATCATAGTTAGTGATAATACCCAATGTTGTGTCTGAATAACTATCTCCAAGCATTTCATTATACTTTTCAACTTGTCCGGCATATCTTTCTGTTAAGGCTAAATAATAGTCATAAGTTCTCTAAACTTGCTCTCTATACGCTGTATCCCATTCCAAACGACTTTGATCAATTTGTTCCTGCCACTCAAAGAACTCTTGTTGAGTTTGTAACCAAAGCTTAGAAGATTCATCTCTTGCTTCATGTAACAACTTGTCATAATTATATTGAGCATCAGCCAATGCTTGAACAGCATCTTCAGTTTGAGAGGTATCATCTGAATATACATAGTTCCAGTTACCAGAAGCATCTCTTGCCAACCTCATTGTAGTCTTAGCATTCATTTGTTCTTCGTAAGCATCCTACGCCTTTTGAAGTTCAAATTTTGCTTTCAACAGATCAACATCAGTTTGAGTCATATCAATACCTTCCTGATTTGCGGCATTGATCTCCTCAACTAAAGCCAGATATTCATTCATTCTTTCAGGATCAGTTACATCTTCCATTGCTTCATTGACGTCTCTAAGGAGACTATCTAATTGATAAGTCTTATCATAATCTTCAAGGAAGAAAAGACGGAGTGTTTCCATCTGATCCCAAGTCTCAGTCATTGATTCAAAATCATTAAATAAACCGTCAAGACTCTCAACTACTTGTTCTTTAATGATTTGAGCACCTACTTCAATCGCATCTGCAACATTCTGTACTAATTCAGACATATTGGAATAAATTTCTTCCTCAGATTCTTGCATCTAAGTATAAAGTTCTTGACGAGTTTCGTCAATTTTATTCCAAGCTGCCGCAGTAGCCTCGTCATAAGAAGCAATATCATCTCCATGAACTGTCTAGAAGTCTTCTACCTACTGCATCCATTCGTCATATTGTTCTTTATAAGTTTCAAATTTCGCTTGACTTAATTCAAGATTTGTACGAGAAGTAGAAATACGAGCATCAGCAATAGCCTTACGGGCCTCTTGTCCTTGACGCCCATCATATTGTTGGCCACTAAACTCAAGGAGTTCTTGATAAGTATCTAATTTAGTCGCGTTCATATTTAATTTATCTGCAATTTGATCAAATTTATCAGCATACATTTGAAGTAAATCTAAGTAAGTATCAAACATTCCTTCCATTTTATCATACATATCATCAACAGAACTCATCATATCACTAATATAAGATTTCATTTCGTCTAAAATCTCTGCAGGAAGTACTCCATTTTCAGCATACTCATTCCAAGCTTCTTGTCCATATTTCTAGATAAATTGATTCTATCCTGCGGCTGTATTTAAATCATTAAGATATAATTCCAACTATTTAAATCCAGATGCCGCAGCCAAAGCATTGGATTCTGCTAAATCAAAACCCTGCCCAAGTAATCCAATTTTTTGACCAGTCCAAATTGCAGTATCCCCAAGGTGTTCAATCATTCTATCAAGATTTTCTAAATAAAGATCATTCATATCAACTTGAAGTTCAATTCTATAAGTAATCTATTCTACTCTATTAGCAATTTCTGTGCGAATCATTTCTACTAATTCTAACAAAGCTTCTCTAGCTTTTTCAGCAGTTTCATCAATCTAATCAAGAGATTCAATATAATCATTTACATATTCTTCCATATCATCATATTCTTCTTTTAATTTATCAATTCTTTCAGATTCGGTTTCGTTAGTAGATTTTGCAGCATCAAAAGCATCTGCTGCTGCCTTATATTCATTATACTTAGCCTAAAGAAGATCATCAAGCTGATTTATAATTTCCGTACGATTGGCCACATACCCATCATCATTCTTCTAAACCTAAATTAAATCTGCTTTTAATTTTGCACTAGTTTCTTCTTTTTGTTTGGTCATTGCTTTCCAATCATCCTCAAGATAACCCTTAGCCAAATCAAGTAATTCTTTATAATTATTCGCCTAATTTACTAATTCATTATTATATTTTTGGAGTGCCTTTAATTTTGGGCCGCCCCACATATCATCTTGGGTATTGGATAATTTATCTAAAGTTCTCTAAACATCATCTATCTTTGCCTAAGTAGTAGAATATCTATCTTCAACTTTAAGTGAATCTCTTTTCTTTGCTTTTTTCGCTTTATGCTTTGGAGCAGAACCGCCTCCGCCGCCACTTTTTGGCTTAGTAGAACCGCCTCGATAACTATCTCCCGTTGGAGGAGTAGCTCTATTAACTCTAGTTTTATTAGAACTAGTTGTTGTAACTCCAGTGCCAGGCTTAATTTTATAACTAGTAACAGGAGTTTCTTGAGTTGTTTCCTCAGTTTCTTTTTTAGGCACATAATCCCAGGTTGGAATAGAAACTGTAGCAATAGTGCCACTACCAACATCAATATCTGATGGGCCATCGCTTACTGTTGCATCTACAGTAAGAGGAGTCCCAGGGACTGCGTCATAAGAAGTAGCCTCATTTTTACCTTCGGACTCTACTGTTGTGGTATCTGCCTCGACGTCGGCGCCTATTTCGTTCGGAATTAAATCTTCTGCTGTTAATGGTTCAATATTTAAATTATTGCACAATGCTTCAATCTTAGCCATATCGGTACCGCAAGCGGCAATCATGGCATTTAAAGCATTAAAAAATTCAGTATTATCAACCGTTGGAGTTATTTCTGTTCCAGCTGCTAAGCCTGCCAGCTAATCTTGCACTATTCCAATATTGGTCTAAAGTTCTGTTGTATCCATATCTAAATCAAGATCAATAATTGCATTTTCTTGAAGTTGAGCCAAGGCCTCAGCTGCTTCTTCAGCCGATCCAGTTAAGACCGTTTCTAATAACTCCATATTTTCAGCACTGGCTAAGAAATCTTCGCTTAAAGAAGATCCATCTACATCTAATAAATCAGAATAAGCATCTCGCATATCTTCCATAGAATCCGAGAATTTTTGATAATCTTTTATAGTTCCACTGTCGTCCCAAATATCTTTCCAATCTTCCATATTATCTCCGGCAGTTTCCAGCCCCTAAGTAAATCTAGCCTATTCTTTAGCAACCTCATTCATCGCCTATTCATTTTCTAATAAAGCATCAGAAAAATCCTTATTAGAATCTTCCATATCTTCTTGAGCTTCAATAGTCTATTTTATTCCTGCTCTATAAGCCTCTAAATCTTCCCAAGAGGTGCCAGATTCGGCAAGATCACCCTAAATACGAGACGCATCTGCCGCAGCGTCCAATTCAGCCATTTCTTCAGTTAATCCTTGTTGAGCAGCTTTAACATTATCTAAACTAATTCCATACTTTGTTGCCATTTCTGCTAAAGCATTATAATCTTCCGCGCTATAAGTCAATTGATTATTCCACTCAGCCAGCATTGTCAGGTCTTCTTGATCAAGTACATCAGATTGACTATTTAAAAAGGCCAATTGAGCATCTTTTATATTTTGTCCATAAACCTATCCAAGAGCACTTTGCCCAATATTAGACTCTGTTAAAATACCTGAATTTATATTAGAGGTAACTTGAGAGAAACTTTGAGCTAACTAATTATTTTTCTAAGCTAACTAATTAAAAGTCATTTCTGATTGAGTTCTAAGTTCAGAATAAAATTTAGTTGCGTCTCCAGTTAACTAATATGTTCCATCTCTCATCTAAGTAAAATATTCTGCCATTCCGTTTGTTCCATTATCAGTTAATGTATCATAATCTTCCTGACTTAAAGTGTCTCCTAACTACAGGTTACTCCCAATAGAATTATATTTATTATAATTCTCTTCAGCCAAACCTCTTGTAACTCCAGATAAATTTACTAAAGAGTCAATTAAATACTGTAGACTTTCATTAGTAAAATTATCCATACTATAACCAGCGGCTTCTAACTATTTCCTTAACCCTTCTGGTGACACAGTATTCCAATCAATACCAGATAGAGCACTTACAAATCCCTCTGCTTCTTCAGTATTCATTCCTTCTATTGAATTACTAATGAAATCGCTAATAGCATCTGCATTTTCTTTTCCGCCGCCTTCAAAAGCTCTCTGAATTAACTCAGAAACTGATTTCTAAGCATTAACAGACATATTCTTAAAGCCATCATCATCTTGGACATCTTCAAAAATTTTTCTTGCTGTTTCAGACATATTTTGTCCAACTTCATCCAATGCCTTTAAAGAGTCTGTTGCGCCATTTGCTACTTCTTGGACAAATTCATCAACACTTTTACCCATTGCTTGAGCTGCAGCATTTAATTCTTCTTCAGATCCAAAAGCGGCAATTAAATATTCTTTAGCGCTTTCAGTTGTAACTTTTCCATCCTCGCCCATTTCAAAATTTTCTTCTAATTGTTGTTGATTCATATTATTAAAATTACCAGTATCAAGGTAATTTCGCAATCCTTCGCCAAGATCACCCTACTCAATACTTGCTAAAACCTTACTTGCCTCTTCTGCAGAAGCGCCTAACCCTTGTAATGCCTCAGAAGCAGCGATAGTGGTTTTAACTTGTTCGGCAGTTAGTTCTACTAATTGACCTTGTTCATCCAAGAAAGCAAAAGTTCTATCATTATCTGTTCCTCTAGAGAAGTTACTGTGTGCCCCATAATTAGTTCCCGCCGCGGCATTATAACGATCTAATAATTCCTATTCTGCTCCAGCAGCATTAAAGAAATCTGCTTTATTAAAACTATCTCTCATCCATTGATCTAAGTCATCTTCAATCTTCTATTGTTCACTCATTACTCCTTCGGTTACCATTGATTTTGTGGTATCATCATATTTTCCATCTAACTACTCATCAACAGCTTGTTCAGTAATAGCTCTCATTTTTTCTTCTAATACAGAAGAACTTTGAGCTAAAGACTTCACAACTTCTTCATAAGTTGCTAAATTATTGGTAACATCTTCTGTATTTAATCCTAATGCTTCTAATTTTTCCGCTAAAAAGTCTCCGGTAAGCCCTTCTAAAGAATCTATATTATCTTTTAAAATCTATACTTGAGCTTCAGCATTTGCAGCAGATCCAATTTCAGAACCTTTAATCGCACCATATATTCCGGCACCAATTCCACCTATGGCTGCGCCAACTGCATTTCCAACTACTGGAACCACAGAACCAATAACTGCGCCAGCTAAAGCTCCAGTACTAGCTCCAGCTGCCATACCTGTAAGGGTGCCGCCGAGAGACCCTCCATTAATATCATCAATAGCACCTTTTGCTCTAACATCTGCGCTTAAACTTTCAACCCTCATAGATCCTATATCCGCAGCATATTCAGCCTAGTTAGCCTATTTATTAAGAGTCTCTTGAGCTTCTGCTAATTTGTCCTTGTCAAAGGTTATTAGTCCATCTTCTCGATCATATAAATCTCTAATTTCATCAGCATCTAATCCTTCTAAATTAGAGATTATTTCAAGAGCCTAATCATTAGCTTCTGCAAGAGCGTCTCTAAATTCTTCAGTACCTCTTGTACAAGACCTTAAAGTTTCAACAGCAGAATCATAACTTTCTATTGAATTTTTTAAAGCATCTGCTTTTTCTCTAGCCTAATCAGCAGCTTCTGTCAAACCATCCATTGCTGTTCTAGCCCTATCTAATTTACTTTCCATAGTTGTCTTTTCAATTTCTCTAACAATCAATACTAAAGCAGTTATTGCAGCAACTACTGCTAGAATTGGAGCAATAATCGCGGCTAAAGTTGCACCAAAAGAAGCCGTTGTTGCTCCTGCTCCGCTCATCGCTAATGCAAATTTTCCAAATGCTCCTTGACCTTTCATAGTTGTTTGGAAAAGTTTTGCTAAACCAGAATTTAATTTGGTAGGATCCATTGATAAGAAATCCGCACTTTTTGCTAAAGAACTAAATTTGGCCCAAGATTGACCTAAAGTAATTACATTCTTCCCCAAATCAACAAGCATTGGCGCCATAATTGCTAAAGTAGAAATTAGCTAAGAAGCAGTCATATTTCCATCTCGAGCAGAATTAATTAAACTAATTGTCATCGGAAGTAGCATAGTTATAGAGGAGCCTACTCTTGCTAAAGAAGTCCCTAAAGCCTAAGAAGCGGCATTCATTTCCAAAGTTTTCTATTGTAATGTCGCATAACCATTTCTAATTCTTTCAAGAGCTTCTGCAGCGTTTCCCCCGTTAATAGAAATTTCTCTTAATTCTTGACTCATCTATTCATATTTCTAAGCATTTGCATAATCTCCAGCGTCTTTTAAATTCTAAGCTAATATATCGGCCTAATCCGCAGCTTGTTGTATTTCAAAGGTATAATCCGCGAAATCTCCATTTTTTGCGGCCTAAGAAACTGCCCTAAAGCTTGCTTCTAATTCTTTCGCTGCAGTAGAAGCCTATTCTAATCCATGATTATTTAAATTTCTTGAAAAAGCATTTGTAGAATCGGCAACCGCTTTAAAACTATTTTCTACTGCTTTCGCTGCCTAAACATCGCCTTCAGTGAAAGTAGCGGCAGCAGCTACTGCTCGAGCATTGTTTCTATCTCTTTGTTCGGCTGGGGTCATTTCTCTACCAGCCTTCGCAGCTTTTGTCTCAATACCCATAGCTCTTCTTGAAGCAATTTGATTTATTTTTTCAAGAGCACTTGCTGCTTCATTAGCTTCTTGTTGAGCTTTTGTTAACATATTGATTTGGGCTTCACCCCAAGCCTAAGTCTCAGCAGTTGCATTTTTAGTTAAATCTCTAATTCTCGCAATCTATTGAGCGACGCCTTGATAGTATCCTTCAGTATTTTCTTGTCCTACTAATCCAAAAGCAGCTTGAGTACGAATATTGTTGCCGGTATTATAATTCATCTGATTTTGAGCTGCACCAGAAGTACCAGTATATCCTATTCGTATATCTGCCTACTATTTTGCTTTTGCAGCTTGTTCAAAACCAGCAATCATCCGAGGAATTTCTTTATCATTAATGGTCTTTATTTGAGCAGTAATATTCCAGTTATCTTTTAACTAAGTACCATAAGCAACTAAGGTCTACATTGCTGAAGGAATTTTTCGGATTAAATATGCACTAATAATAGTCAAAATTCCTTCTAATCCACCAGCAGAATTTACAATAGCTTCAAAAGCATTTCCAATCTTCTCTAATCCATTATAAAATTCTATTTGAGCATCAGAAGTAAAAATTTCTGCAAATCCTCTTGCCCAAGCTTCTTGGGCGTTTGTCATTGCACTATCAATACTTTGTAAAGAAGCTTCATACTGAGCTAATAATGATTCATCACCAATTTCAGCCCGGGCTGAAGCCAAATTTGATTCATAGGTATCCCAATCATTAAATAACGCAAGAACTTGACCGAATTGGCGAGTACCACCTACAGCTTCTGCTATCGCTATTTTCTATTTTTGAGAATAGGTATCCCAAGAATCTCCTAATCTCTAGATAGTTTCTTCCAAAGGTAGTAACTCACCAGATGAGTCTAAAATCTAAATTCCTAAATCAGATAATTGCTAAGAAACTCTTCCTAAAGTAACTTCTCCGTCAGTACCAGAAGAGACTAATTGATCGAAACGAGAGAAAATCGTCTTATAAGCATTACCAATTACGGAAGCTGATTGTCGAGTATTTGAACCGACAGTAGCAATAATTGCTGCTAGGGATTCATAAGAGACTCCCATTTGGGCCGCAGCTGAAGCGGAAATCTGCATAGCTGTTGCAATATCCTTAAATTCAATCGCTGTCTCAGCACCCAATTTCGCGCCGATAGAAGCTGCTCTTTCTAATTGCTCGCCTTCCATTTGGTAAGTATTCCAAACAGCAGTCAGCTAATTAGACATTTCCTAAACAGATTGCCCCGCAGCCTAAGCTGCTTTTATTGTAATTTCAGTTCTTCTTTGAACTTCAGCTTCAGGTAAACCTTGCTGATAAAAGATTGTTGAAGCTTCTGCATAATCCTACGCAGCAACTCTTAATTCTCTAGCACCTTCAATTATTTGTCTATAAACAGCATCTAACTAACTTCCACTCTTACCACTAACAATACCAATATTCGTAATTTCACTATTTAAATCTTTTACCCATCGGATAGCTTCGCTAACATTTTGAGAAACAAACTAAATTGCAGATTGAGCGGCTGTAAATTTTGCAGATTGAGTGATAACTCTCTACATTTCTTTTATTTTATTAGAAATTGATATTAAATTTCTATCTGCTGTAGCAAAACTTTCCAAAAAAGTATTTAATGAACCAGAAAAAGCCGGCCCCGCTTTACTTAATGTCTCTACCATTTCAGCGGCAGAAGAACCGGCTTTTTGTAATTCGGCGTTCATTTTAATAAAAGAAATTCCTTTATCTGTAGTTGCTTTTTTTAATACAGATTCTAGAATATTAGCCTATTTAATTGCAGACTAAATTTCACTAGAAATTCCTTTACCAGAGCCTCCAGCAGATACATTAAAAGCATTTTCTATTTCTTTTCGAATAGTAGATAATTGTGAGGTTATGGTTTTGGTATCTGCCTAGAAGCCCACCTAAAAGGTAATAGCCATTTATTCCCCTCCTTAAAAAAATTATTTATTCTCGGATGGAATTTCAGAATCTGAGGCAGGCGTAGTCATAAGTTCTACCATTCTCTTCAAAGCTTCAAGTTGAGCAGGATCTTCCATCAAATGAATTGCTTCAGCCATACTGTCATTAGCGTTAATAGATAAAGTCTAGATTTTTTCAAGTACTCCTACCGCACTATTACGATAATCAACTAAAGATTTTAGTGTTTTTTCCAAAGTTCTGAAAAAGAAATCTCTTTGCTGAGGATCAATTTTTTCTTTAATAGTTGCGATTATTCCATGCTCTTGTAAAATATCATACCATTCATAAATAGTTGGAATATTAAAATCAGCTAAATCAATGGCATCTAAGTCAATATTGGTATAAAATTTGACCAAAGCTAGGTCACTAATCAACTCATATAGAGGTCCGCTAATAAAAGAGCGATCATCCATAATATGATTTACTGCCCATTGAATCATTTTAAAAATAGTTTCATATGGGAGACTTGGGTAAATAATATATACATTATTATTTACCTCTTCATAAATAGGACTCTTCTCTTCGGGTAAACCAAACATATTTAATTGAATTTTTTCAATAGCCATTATAAGGCCCTCCTTTTACTAATTATAAAATATTCTATACCTATTTGGTATAGGCATGGACTTTAGTAGCATGGACCATATTAATATAGTCATCTACATTCTGCTATGGAATAAAATTTTCGGCTTTATACATATTTTTAAAACCGTCTAATTTTAATCCTGGGTTCACCTATTTCAAGAAATCTGCTAAATTCATTAAAATTCCATTTACTACAATTAAATCTGTATTATCACTTAAACCACTAAAAAAAAGATCTTCTTCTTGATCTTCCAATAAAAAATAAGCCGCAGCATCTTTGTCGCTTGATATTCCTCTATACATATAAATCGGCGGCACAGCCGCATTAAAAAGCTTTTCCTTTAATTTATTCGTAGCTATACTGCCTAAACTCATTCCATATTTTCCATAAGCCTAATTCCATAAATTATATCTTTTTACTGAAACTCCTACGGTTTCATCAATTCTAGTTGATAAAGTCGCTGTTCCATTCTTGTCAATAGATATGTCAAAAAAGACGTCTGTCAAGGGTTTTCCAACCATAGGAGAATCTGGTTTTGCGTTTCCATTATATCTCAATGTTCCCTAAATCGCCGTCCCAGTATTCGTTCTAGCAGATATTTTTTTAAAAGTACTATCAATAGCATCACTTAATTTTTCAACGACTAAATTCTAAATTTCAGGAGTATTTATTAATTGAGCAACAATATCTTCCATTATTAGACCCCACTAATTACCAAATTTTCCCGAAACACGATAAAACATAGTAGCAAGATCTTTAGCTTCTGCTTTTCCATTTATAATATTCTAAGCAAAAGGATACAATCCTGATTCTTGGCCGACTTTATAAAATCGCTGTAAAATACTATTCCATGCTGTAGTATTTATTCCTTGAGTAACCGAAAAAGTACCATTTTTAGCCATACTGGCCAATGAATCTAATCCTTTCATTAGATTTGTTAAGTCATCTTTCATTTCCTATGATACCTATCCCGCATAAGCTAAAGCCGTAAAATTGTCTGCGTCTATGCTCTACTACTAAATTCTAGTTAAAGACTATTCAATCTATTGGATAGTCTGAGTTAAAATTGTTTTCTTTGCAGATTCTGCTGTCATTAAATTAATTTTTGTACCAGGCTATAAAACTCGTCTTCTTCTATTTAGTAGAGATGCTAACCTATTGGGAAAAGAATCTTTAGCTGCGATATATATGGCAGAAGCTTTTTTTAAAGCTGAAAGATTATCTTCTTTTATAGAATCTGCAGCTAAATAATCAACTCCTTGGTAAGATTGAATATTGTCCATGCCTTCTCCTCCTTTCCACACCTGGCCGGCGTTTCATATTCTACCTAATATCTAATTTTATAATATTAAAAATAAAATTTTCTCACTACCCCAGTAGTTTGACATAAAAATATTTTTATGGTATAATATAGATAGAAAATAGGAAAGGAGCAATAAAAGTAATCGTCAGTCTTATTCTCGCGATAGCGCTGCTCTGCGGCGTGGTATGTATTTTAATGAATTTCCCATTCATAATCCTGGCCGTCGCGCGGCTTAACCTTCTTTTTGATAGGTGGTAAAAATGAAAGTTTTTGTGAGTATTCTTTTAGCAAAATTGGCGCC